TCCTTCAAGGGCAGCATCGAGGCGCAGCAGAAGGCGTTCGAGCAACTGACGAAGGACAATTCCGCCGCCCTGGCGCGGGCTGGCGTCGCGCTCACCGACACCAACCGCTACCTGGCGCATTATCTCGGCGCCGGTGGTGCGATCGCCGCCATCCGCAGTCCCGGCATGTCGATGCAGGCGCTGGAGAACGCCGGACAGTTGGCCCGAGGCACGGTCGCCGCCAACAATCTGCAGGGCAAGACCGCAGGACAGGTCATCGCCGAGGTCAATGCCCGCGTCGAGGCCGCCAGGCGACAGGTGGCACCGACGTCGAGCGAGGCACAGATCGATGCCACCGAGCGGCAGACCAAAGCGCTGAAGGCCGAGGAAGAGGCGGTCGGCGATCTCGGCAACCAGATCGACGAGACCACCTACAAGCGCGAGAAGGCCCGCAAGATGCAGGAGCTTCTCAACGCGGACGAGGAAAAGGGCATCACCACCACCGCAGAGATGCGGGCGGAATACGAAAAGCAGGCCGACGCCTATGCCAAGGTCGAGGCCGGACGCGTCGGCTACAACAATGCGCTGAAGGCGGCGAAATCGCTGGACGAGGCGATCGCCGGGATCCAGCAGCGGACGCAGGCGCTGCATGACGAGGCCGAGGCCAACGGCACGCTGGCGGCCTCTGTCGACCAACTCACCTACAACAAGGAAAAGGCGAAGATCACCGCCGAACTGATGACCGTGGCGCAGCGCGACGGCAACACGGTGACGGCGGAAGAGAAGGCGCGCATCGACCAGACGGCCGACGCCTATGCCAATCTCGCCGGCAAACTGAAATCGGCGCAAGGCACGCGCAAGGCGACCAACCGTGACATGCAGCAGACGGTCGACCAGTTGGCGTCGATGTCGACCGGCTTCGTCACCGGCTTCATCTCCGATCTGCGCGACGGCAAGAGCGCCACCGATGCGCTGACCGACAGTCTGAGCAAGCTCGCCGACCAGTTGCTGCAGATGGCGCTCAACCAGGTGTTCAAGTCGATCTTCGGGGCGATCCTCGGCGTGCCATCAACCGGCGGCTTCTCGCTGTTCGCCACGGCGCAGCAAGGCGGCTTCGTCGGCGCCACCGGCCACGGACGGCAGATCTCGCCGTTCGCCTTCATGGGCGCATCGCGCTACGCGTCCGGCGGCTTCGTCGGCTTGCGTGCCGGCGAGGTGCCGATCATCGCCCACCGCGGCGAGTACGTGCTGCCGACCAGCGCCGTCCAGCAGGCGATGCGCGGAGGCGGCGGCGGCACCGATACGACCAGTCTCGTCTCGACCTCGCTCGGCGACGTCAACATCGACATGAGCCAGACCGGGCTGGTGGCGGCCGACAATGACTCGGCCAAGCAGTTCGGCATCAACGTCCAGAAGATGATCCAGGCCGAGATGGTGCGGGAATCGCGGCCAGGCGGACTGCTCAGAAAGGTTCCGGGCTGATGGTCACGCTCCCGACAGTCTCCTTCGACGGCTCGACGCCCTGCTGGATCCCGGACGTTCCGGTGACCCGCGACGATACCTGGCGGCTGCGGGTGGCGTCGTTCGGCGACGGCTATTCGATGCGAACGCTCGACGGCATCAACGCCCTCGACATGAGCTGGAACCTGCAATGGATGAACCGCTCGGTGGACGTCATCAATTCGATGGTGGCGTTCTTCGTCGCCAACAAGGCCAAGGCCTTCGCCTTCCAGGAACCGGAGACCGGCCTCGTCTACAAGGTGTTCTGCGACAAGTGGTCGATCTCATGGAACTCGCGGCGCAGGGATAACGCCTACGGCACACTGTCGGCGCAGTTCGCCAAGGCCAACGGGGTGGCGCCATGACCGTCCAGGGCGACAGCAGTCAACTGGCGGCGGTGGAACTGGTGACGATGTTCATCTGGGACGCGACCGCGCTCGGCGACACCGCGCCGCTGTACTGGCATCCCGGCACCACCTCGTTCGGAGCGCAGCCGATCGTCTGGCAGGGACAGACCTACAATCCTTATGCCATCGAGGCGACCGGTTTCGAGATGGATACCGCAGGCGGCAAACTGCCGCGACCGACGCTTCGGGCCGCGAACATCGGCGGGCAACTCGGTGCCTATCTGCGCTCCATGGGCGACGCCCTTAACGCCAAGGTCACCCGCAAGCGGACGCTCGGCCGCTACCTCGACGCCGTCAATTTTCCGGACGGCAACCCTTACGCCAATCCTACTGAAGGTTTCTCCGACGACATCTACTACGTGTCGATGAAGAAATCGGAAAATCCCGTCTTCGTCGAAATCGAACTGGCGTCGAAGTTCGACGCCGAGGGCGTGATGCTGCCGAGGCGGCAGGTGATCGCCTCGACCTGCCAGTGGGTCTACCGCTCGGCGGAATGCTCCTACGCCGGACCGCCGGTGCAGGACATCAATGGCAACCCGACATCCGACCCGTCACTCGACGCCTGCCGCAAGACGCTCGACGCCTGCAAGGCGCGCTTCGGCCAGTACGGGGTCTTAAGGACAAGCGCGTTTCCGGCGAGCTTGCTGGTGCAGCAATGACGTTCCAACCTTCGCACGAAGTGATCACCGCGGCGCTTCAGCACGCCGCCGACTGCCAGCCGCTCGAGTCCTGCGGCGTGGTCGCCGATGGCATCTTCATGGCGGTCCCGAACAAGGCCACCAGGTACGACACCTTCGTCATGGACATGCCGGCGTTCCTCGAGATCGCCAACCAGCACGACATAAACGCAATTGTGCATTCGCACATTTATGCTTTGCCACAGGCATCCGACGCCGACCGGGCGATGTGCGAGGCGACCGCGAAACCGTGGCTGATCGTCTCTTGGCCGCTCGGCACCTACGCCACCATCGAACCCTGCGGCTTCCGGGCGCCGCTCATCGGTCGGCAATGGGCATGGGGCACGCACGACTGCTACGGCTGCATCCGCGACGGCATCCGCGACTACGCCGGAATCGAACTTCCCGACTTCGACCGCAAGTGGCTGTGGTGGGAAAACGGCGAGGACACGATCGCCGAGCAGTTCGCCTCGGCCGGTTTCCTGACGGTCGATGACCAGTGGCGGCACTGCGACGTCATCGGCATGCGGATCTGGCCGTCGAAGGTCGTCAACCATCTCGGGCTGTTCCTCTATCCCGACGTCATCCTGCATCACATGCTCGGGCGGCTGTCGGCCCGCGAGGTCTATGGCGGCATGTACCAGCAGGCGACCGTGCTGCACCTGCGCCACAAGGATCTGATGATGGCGCCGCCGGAACTGCCGCCGGATTATCCGTTGTGGAGCAGGCGCAATGGATAAGCTCGTCACCATCCGGCTGCATGGGATCCTCGCCGACAAGTACGGTCGGCTGCACCGGCTCAACATCCACTCGCCGCGCGAGGCGATCGCCGCGCTGGAAGCGAACTATCCGGGTTTCCGCCGCGACTTCCTGGCGCACGACAATTACGCGCTGTTCGTCGATGGCGAATGGCGCGACGAGGCGAACACGCCGATGGTCGAGGCGAGCGCGGTCAACGTCTCCATCGACTTCTGTCCTGTCGTCGAGGGCCGCATCATGACGCCGATCATCGCCGGTCTCGGCCTCATCGGCATCACCGGCACTGCCGCGACCATCATCGCAGGCGTCATCACGGTCGGTCTGCTGCTCGGCGTGTCGCTGCTGTTCGCGCCGAAGGTCAAGAAGAAGACCACCGAGGATACGCCAAAGGACGAGAACTACATGTTCTCTGGGCCGGTCAACGTCACGACGCAAGGCGCGGCAGTGCCGCTGCTCTACGGCCACGTCTTCACCGGATCGGTGGTGGTGTCGGCCGGTCTGGAAACCACCGAGGACGTCGGCAGCACGCCGAACAGTTGGTCATGGCAGCGGGCCGCGGTCTTCGCCGCCTTCAATGAACTGATGGTTTCCGACGTGCCGCAGGCGCCACCGCCCGAACCGCCACTGCCCTTCATCCCGCCAGGACGCACCCGCCCGCGCTATGTTCCGGAGAACGGCTGATGGACCAGCGCGCCTTCTTCCCGATGCAGATCGTCGGCAACAAGGGCGGCAAGGGCGGCTCGGCCTCGTCTGGAACCGGCGGCAACGAGGCACCGAATTCACTGAGGTCGAAGCAGATCGCGCGCCTCATCGACCTGCTCGGCGAGGGACAGATCGTCGGGCCGGTGAACGGCCAGCAGTCGATCTTCTTCGACGGCGTGCCACTGATCGCCGGACCCGGCAACGCCAATTTCAACAACTGGCAGATCGCCGGAAACTCGGGCTGGCCCGCGCAGCCGGTGCTGCCAGGCTTCGCGTCGCAAATGGCCGAGACCGCCGTCAACCTGCAGGTCAAGACCTCGACGCCGGTCACGCGCACCATCGTCAACGCCAACGTCAACCGGGTGCAGGTCACCGTCTCGGTTCCGTCGCTACAGTCCGCCGATTCGAACAACAACATCACCGGCACCGACGTCACCTTCCAGATCTGGCTGCAGGCCAATAGCGGCGGCTATGCGCTGGTGACGCAGCACACGATTTCCGGCAAGACCAACACCCGCTACCAGCGGGCGCTGACCTTCTCGCTCTGGGGCTCGCCGCCGTGGGACGTCCGCCTGGTGCGCGTCACGCCGGATTCGACCAGCATCAACCTGCAGAACGATCTCAATTGGGACAGCTACACCGAGATCATCGACGCGCAGGTCAACTACACGCTCTCGGCGGTAATGGGCGTCACCATCGACTCGGCGCAGTTTCAGGACATCCCGAAGCGCACCTACGAGCTCTACGGCCTGGTCTGCCGGATCCCCACCAACTACAATCCGTGGAACCACACCTATACCGGCGTCTGGGACGGCAACTTCTACAACGACTGGACCAACAATCCGGCATGGGTGCTTTACGACCTGGTCACCCAGAACCGCTACGGCCTCGGCAATTTCGTCAACGCCGCCGACATCGACAAGTGGCAACTCTATACGATCGGCCAATGGTGCGACGGCGGCGTTCCGGACGGTCGCGGCGGACTCGAACAGCGCTGGCTGTGCAACGCCGTCATCGGCGACCAACAGGAAGCCTTCGACCTCATCAATGCAATGGCGTCGATCTTCCGTGGCCAATGCTACTGGTCCGGCGGACAGATCGTCCCGGTCGCCGACATGCCGAAGGATCCGGTGGCGATCTACACCAACGCCAACGTCATCGACGGCACCTTCAACTACGCCAGTGCCGACCGGCGGGCGCGGCACAATCAGGCGCTGGTCAAGTGGAACGACCCGGCCAATCTCGGCGAGCCGCGCATCGCGATCGTCGAGGACCAGCCGTCGATTTCGAAATACGGCATCCAGAAGACCGACGTCATCGCGGTCGGCTGCACGTCCGAGAGCCAGGCGATCCGCGTCGGCAAGTGGACGCTGTTTTCGGAGAACTACGAGGCCGACACCGTCACCTTCGTCACCGGCCTCAATGCCGCCAGGTCACGACCCGGCGAGATCGTCCAGATCGCCGACATCAACGTCGGCGGCGAACGACGCGGTGGCCGCATCGTCGCGGCGACGACCACCCAAGTGACGCTCGACGCCTCGGTGACCTTCATCGACGGCCCCAGCTACGCGCTGTCCTGCGTCCTGCCGGACGGCCACGTCGAAACCAAGCCCGCCTCGATGCCTGCGGGCGACACCACCGTCGTCAACGTCACGGCGCCGTTCTCCGACGTGCCGCTTACCGATGCGACGTGGGTGCTGGCGTCCTCGGATCTTCAGCCGACGCTGTGGCGCAACGTCACCGTCAACGAGACCGAGCCGGACCGCTACGAGATCACCGCCCAACTGCACCATCCCGACAAATGGAACTACGTCGAGAACAACATCGCGCTGTCGGAGCCGGACATCTCCAACATCGGCACCATGCCGTCGCTGACCAACCTCGTCGCCACCGACTACCTGGTGGCGCTCTCGTCGATCTCGGTCGGTTCGAGGATGCTGATTTCGTGGCAATCGACCGCGCCCGCCTTCGACGTTTCGTGGCGGCCGTTGAACGGCAACTGGCTGAACGCCCGCACCGACCAGGTCAGCCACGACGTCGAGGCGACCGAGACCACCTACGATATCTGGGTGACGCCGATCAACTCCATCGGCCGCCGCGGCCCGACGTCGAGGATCCAGTACACCGTCATCGGCCGCACCGCGCCACCGGCGGATCCGGTCAACTTCCGCATCCAGATCGTCAACGGCGTGGCGATGTTCCAGTGGGCACCCGCGACCGACCTCGACGTCATCATCGGCGGCTCGTTCGAGATGCGCTATTCGCCGAGGTTTTCCGGCGTGACGTGGACGAGCTCCAACACCATCCTCACGTCGATCCCCGGCACGGCGACCACCGTCGAGGTGCCCTATCGGGCTGGCACCTACCTGCTGCGCGCCCGCGACATCCTCGGACTGTTCTCGGTCAACGCCGCCGTCATCATCACCAGTGGACCCGATACCGGCTACACGCCGTTTGTCCGCATCTGCGAGCAGCCCGACTGGCTGGGCAACAAGGTCAACACCGAGGTCCGCATGCCGCAGGAGTGGCTGGTGCTCGGTACCACCGGCGGCGTCTGGGACGACCAGACAGATCCGATGGATACATGGCCGGATGTCGATGTGCTGCCCTACGGCGCATCCGGACCGGCGACCGGCAGTGGCACCTACGACTTCTTCAATCACCTCGACATGGGCGGCGTCTTCGACGTGCGGCTGACCGTCGATATGCTCGCCTTCCCGTTCATCGACGCCGACATCTTCATCGACCAGCGGCCGGGACTGGTGGACGACTGGCAATCGTGGGACGACGCCGGTGAGGACGGTGCCGGCATGGTGACGGTGCGCGTGCGGCAGACGGACGACGATCCGTCATCGCCAGCGGCGCGCTGGACGAACTGGAAGCAGTTCATCTCCGGAACCTATACCGGTCGCGGCTTCCAGTTTCAGGCGTGGCTGACAGCGCCTGGCGGCCAGAACATCGCCATCGAGGAACTCTGCATCCTTGCCGACATCTCGGCGAAGATCGACCAGGGCGCCGACATCGTGTGGGTGCCGACGAAGATGCATATCACCTACGTCGTGAAATTCTTCCTGATCCCGTCGATCGCCATCGCCATCCAGGACGGCGTGGTCGGCGACACCTTCCGCATCACCAACAAGACCCGCGAGGGCTTCGACCTCGAACTCATCGATTCGACCGGAGCCAACATCACCGGGGCGCGAACCTTCGACTGGATCGCGTCCGGCTACTAAGGAGCAATGCCATGGCACAGCACGACCAGGTCATCGACAACGGCAGCGGCCTCACCGTGCGCTCCGACATCAACGCCGCGCTCGCCGCGCTGTTCTCGTCTTCGTCGGGGCCAATCGAGCCTGCGACGATGGTCGCAGGACAGTTCTGGTACGACACGGCTGGTGCCAATCCGGTCGTCCGGCTGCGCAACAGCGCCAACACCGGCTGGATGACGCTCTTCGACAGTGGCAACCCCGCCAACTTCTCGACGTCGCTGACGCTGACCGGCGATGGTGCCGCAGGCATGGTCAACTTCAATGGTGCCGCCCCTGTCGGTCTCGGCTTCGGCGCGGCCGACATGGCGTGGATCGCCAGGACCAGCCCGAACCGTCTCTGCCTTAACGACGCGGCCAACGGCGCTGGCACCGACGTCGCCACCTTCACCGACACCGGCAATGAGACGCTGGTGTCCACCGACCCCGGCGCCACGGCCGGACCGATCCTCGTTCTCGACCGCAACAGCGCCTCGCCTGCGGCAGCCGACGTCCTCGGCGAGATCGATTTCAGGGGCCGGTCCTCGACCGCGCTGCAGCGAACCTATGCGAAAATCTATGGTCGCCTGAGTGCCCCGACCAACGCGGCGGAGGTCGGTGAGATCCTGTTCGAGAACCTGGTGGCCGGCGCATCGCAGCAAGCCTTCCGCCTCACCGGTGCAGACGGCTTTATCGGCGGCAATTTTTCCACCAGTGGCAATTTCACGGCGGGCGGCAACGTTACTGCAAATCAGAACTTCTCTTCCTCGACAGGTATCGTGATTCTTGGGGCAACCGGCGCCGGAACGATCTTTTTCCGGCCTAACGGAGTAGCGAACACAGCCGCGCAGGCGAGCTATTCCAGTGGCGGTCAGTTTTCTATTTCTGCAAATGTGGCTGATCCGATTTATGCATCATCGCCGCAAGGACAGTCCTGCCGTGTCAATCTAGTCGCAGCCAACATTCGCAGTTGGAAGGCTGGCGTCGCTACAGGTGGTGAATATTGGATCTCGGATGAATCGGGTGCGACCGTCGTTCTCAGGCTTGGAAACACAGCCAATCTTCAAAGCATCCTGTCGGGCGGCTTTACCGTCACCGGCAGTGCGTGGAAGCCAGGCGGCGGGCCATGGGCTGATAGTTCGGACGAGCGCATCAAGAATGTCATCGGCCCTTATGATCCAGGCCTTGCCGAGCTTAAGCAACTCAACCCGATCCTCTACACGTTCAAAGGCAACGACACTAATGAGGAGCCGAGCAACGGCTATAATCCCGATGCCGATCCAGATACGCCGGAACCGCCACCGACCGTGCCCTATCCCAACAGTCCGCATTTCCAGGTGGCGACGGACGGCACGCAATTCGTCGGACTGGTCGCGCAGGAGGTTGAAGCGATATTCCCCGGCATGGTGAGCAAGCGCACGGGCTATATCGACGGCGAGCAGGTGGACGATCTCCGCGACCTGAACACCACCAACATGATTTTCGCGCTGGTCAACGCGGTCAAGGAACTGGCCGCACGCGTCGAGGCGCTGGAGGCGAAATAATGTGAGATGGCTGCGCCGATCAACAAACCGCCGCCGGAAAATCATGATGGCCGTGTTTTTGGCTGGCTCACCGCCGTCAAAGGCCTGACGATCACCAACGCCATCGTCATCGTCATGCTGGTGCTTGTGGCAATCCCCTCCTATGTCGTCTATCGCGCCCTCGATGACGAGAAGGTCATGGACAAGATCATGTCCAGTTACGACCAACTGCGCACCGACACATCCTGCCTCGTCAGCCGGTTCAATTTGCGCGGCGGCGCTGAAACGTGGGCCATCGCTAACGGTTTTGCTTATGAGGGCCGTGACCGGTGGGTGGTTTCCGTCATTCTCGACCATCGGCCGAACATTGACGAAATGCGCTCTTACTGCGAGACGCTGAAAGTCTTCGTCGACTTCCTGCGCAATCCGGCGGCTGGCGAGCCAGGCAACAACAACACGCCATCGATCCCGCCCACCGACCCGCCGAACGATCAGCCATTTGGCGGACCACGGTGATGCGCCCGACCGTCCTGTTGCTGGTCCCGATGGCATTGGCGCTCTGTTCCGCCGAGTCGATGAGCTTCACCGGTCCGCAGTGCCGGTTCCTCGAGCAGATGCGCGTCAACGTCACCGGCATCTGCAAGATGCGGCGAGGAAACAATCGTCAGGCGCAAGGCAACACCGCCAGGGACGTGATCGCCTCGTCGCCGCGCGTGTCGGCGGCCGTGCAGCAGGCGAGGCAGACGGCAGCCAGCAACGGACGGCCATCGTCTTCCACTGGATCGCCAAGCGCGCCGGGCAGACCCAGCGCGCCCAGTACGCCAGGCACGCCAAGTGCACCCAGCGCGCCAAGCCTTGCCGCCGCGATCCGGGGACAGGTGAACGCCGCGACCGCCGGTCTCGGCGACAACATCCGGGGACAGGTCAATGCCGCAACCTCCGGGCTGGACGGCCTCGGCGCGCAGATCAGTGGCCAGGTCAACGGCAGCGTCAATGGCAGTCTCAATGGCATCGGAGGAAGAGGAAGGTAAAGGAGAACACCATGCTCAGTCTGTCCGCCCTCATCTCGCTCATCGTCGTACTGGTGGTGCTCGGCGTCATTGTCTGGTTGACCAAGTACGTCGTCGCAACGCTCCCGATCGCGCCGCCGCTCGGACAGGTGATCGTCGTCGTGGTGACGGTGATCTGCTGCCTCTATGGGCTGGTGGTCCTGCTGCAGTTCGCCGGTGTGATGTCGGGAATACCCCTGGTCGTCAGACCGTGAGCTATGCGTGATGATTTCATAGCTCGACCGCGAGCCATGCGTTAACCACATCTTAACCTTTCCACTGCACAAATGTGTTTCTGTGCAAAAGCGGAAAGGCGCAAATATGATAATCGCAGTCCTCAACCAGAAAGGCGGGGTCGGCAAGACGACCATCGCCGTCAACCTGGCGGCGATCTACGCGCGATCGTCGACCAGGGTGCTGCTCATCGACGCGGATCCGCAGGGCAGCGCCATGCAGTGGTCACAGGCGCGGAAGGGCGAGCCACTGTTCCCGGTCATCGGCATGGCGAAGACCACGCTGCACCGCGATCTCCCGGCGATCGCCCGCGACTACGAGATGGTCGTCATCGACGGAGCACCACGCAACAATGACCTCGCGGCCTCGGCGATCATCTCCAGCGATCTGGTCGTGATACCGGTGCAGCCATCGCCGTACGACATCTGGGCCGCAGCCGACACCGTCGATCTGGTCCGCAAGGCGCAGATCTACAAGCCGACGCTCAAAAGCACATTTGTGATTAATCGCAAGATCGCAAACACGGCCATCGGCCGCGACATCGCCGAGGCGCTCGCCGAATTCGCCGACGTGCCGGTCGAGCCGCGCGCCATGCACCAGCGCGTGGTCTACGCCGAGAGCGCCGCGCAGGGGCTGGCCGTGTTCGAAACCAATCCGGCCTGCGATGCAGCGAAGGAAATCGCCATCATCGCCGAATCGCTCGTCTCCAGCCAAACAAGGAAAGCCGCATGACCAAGAAGATCAGTTTCGCGCCGCGCAGCCACGACGCCTTCGTCAAGGCGCAGGCCGATACGCCGCCGACTGTCGAGCCGACGAAGCGCCTGACGATCGAGATGTCCGAGGACTTGCACCGCCGCATCAAGATCACCTGCGCCGCACGCGGCACCGCCATGGCCGACGCCATCCGCGATCTGCTCGAAAAAGAATTCCCCGGCTAAGCACATTAGCGTTAACGAATATTAAGCGGTAGCACGCTAACCATTGGCGGTTGCCGCTTTTTCTTTTTGCCCGCATCATCGACGAACCGCTCCGGTGATTCCTTTTTCGCCAGAGCCTTACGAGGGGACTGCCAGACGAGACAATAAAAAACCCGCCGGGTGGGCGGGCTTCATATTCGGTGAACCGAAGTGACTTGATGTAGCAGTTAAAGTCTCCTCGATTTGCTGAGTGTTTGCAAGAGCTAAGTTCTTGCCACGGAGGAAATTTATGCAAATTTGCATAATCCTCCCGATGAAGACCCGTGCCCTTCCGGTTTATCCACAACCGAAGGACTGATCATGACATTCGACGAGCTTGAACAGCAAGCCCGCAACCTGCGCGGCTGCGATCTGAAGACCTATCACTGCCTCATCAAAATGACCAAGGGCGGCAAGCGGGCGATCCGCGTCGCGGTCGCCATCCTCGTCCAGAAGACCGGCTATTCCGCTCGCATGATCTGGCGGTCGGTCAAGAACCTCGCCGAGGCCGGTCTCATCACCGTGCGCAGGCGGGCGATGCGGATCGGCGGCATCGTCAAGAAGATCGCCAACGAGTACCGCCTGACGCGGCCGAGCGAGACCGTCATCGCCAAGGTGAAGCGCGTGACTGGCGGCTGGAAGAGGGCTGTATGTGCCATGCGTGTCGCATTGACTCTGCCAAAGAATATTTCAGAGGACGCGTTCACCAGATCGGCGGACAGCAACGACGCGATAGAGAGGGCAAGGGCACGGATGAAGGCCTATCGCTGCTGAGTCAGGCGCACACCGAACCGTGCTTCCAGGTTAGCCATGCGCTTTTCGAGGAAATCGATGCGGGCATGGATGAGCCTGTTCATCTTGATCTGCATGAAGACGCAGATGGCAAGGGCACCGATGCCGATGGCTTGGAAGAGGTCGGTCAATGACGTTTGCCTTTCATGGCTTCGATACTGTTGATGCGGCGTTCGCATTCGTGGATGAGGCGCAGCAGGTGGGCGGTGACGACGATGCCAGCGAAGCAGCAGAAGGCCAGCGCGCAGATGAGGATGTTCTGCAGCAGGTCCATCAGTGCTGCGTCTCCTTGCAGGCGACCTTGAACGAGCGCGGATCGTCCGGCCGCCCGGCCGTGGTGACCACGGCGGTGAGCTTGCAGGTGGTGCAGATGAGCGTGTAGTAGCCGCAGCGGCGGGCCGGGTAGGGCAGTGACGTCGAGCAGGCGCGCTTGGCACCCTTCGACGCATCGATATCGACGCCTTTCGGATAGCGCGGATCCGGCTCTGACTGCGGTTCGCGTCCGATGTCGTGCCAGGTAACGGTGAAGGTCACATCATTGCTCCATGTAGTTCTTGAGTTCCTGCTGTGCCCGCTCCCAACTGGCCTTGTCGTTCATGTCGTAGCGGATGACCTTGTCGGCGATGCGCAGCAGCTTCTCCGCGACGACCTTACCTTCGGGCTGGAAGACGATCAGTGGCTTGCCGAGCAGGATGGCATAACCGATCTCGACCGCGATCTTGACGTCCTCCTCGCCCTCGCCAGGCGCGATGGCCATGACGTAGCCAGACTCGCGGATGTGCGGCGCGACCTTGTCGAGGAAGTCGCGGGCAAACGCCTTGAATTCTCGGTTCTTCGCGCTCATGCATGCCCCACGATTTCGGGCTGGCCCTCGAAGCGGGCGATCATCTCCTTCATCAGCGCCACGACGTCCTGCCGGTTGGCACCGTTGGAGATGTAGTTACAGCGGCCGGTGGTGTCGCCGTACGGGAAGACCATCAGCACGAAGCCGACCTGCTTCACTGGCAGCGTCTCGCCGTTGAAGATGTCGTCGAGGCTTCGGGCCAGTTGGACCATCCTCTCGCGGAATTCTTTCTGGATAGGCGCATCGCCGAGGCGGGCTTCCGGCGGCAGCTTGCTGAATGTCGTCATGACGGTTTCCCCTGATTCTGCGGATGGCCGTGGCCGCCGAATAGCCGCGCTTCCATGATCGGCATCAGCCGGCGGATGTGGCTCATCTGCAGTTCGAGCATCGCCTCGCGGATAAAGTCGGGATGACCGGCCAGCCACATGGCCATGAGGTCGCCGAGCACCGCGCCCTGGATGGCGGGATTCTGGCCCGCCATGATCGGCTTGATGGCCTCGACCAGTTTGCCGCTGTCGAGGATGTCGATGTCGAACTCGGTCATCCCGGTTTGCCCTTGATCGCCTCGAGGAACTTCTTCGCCTCGGCTGGCTTGGTTTCGTTGCGCGCCACCTTGATGGCGGCGTCGAAGACCTGTTCGAGGAAAGCCGGACTGTCGGCCAACTGTTCCTGCCAGGCGGGCATCGACAGGTCGAGCGCCTCGACGCGGCTGGCAAGGTTCATGTCCTTGTCGCCCGCCAGTTTCAGCACCTTGTCGATGCATTCCTGCCGCAAGGCCGCCGAGGCCTCAGTCAGGGCCTCGGCGGTTTGACGATCCTCCGGTGCGGCGGTGGAGGGATCGTCGGCGTCGCCAGGGTTGAGGGTTTGCCCTGACGATTTCGCGAACTGGTCCAGTGCGGCGGTCTGGTCCTGCTGCTTGGCCAATGGCGGGAAGACGTCGTCGGCGAGCGCCATGCCTTCGGCGATCGCCCTGAGACCGGATATGACCCGCGCGACATCCGGTGCCAGCCAGTTCTTTGCGCCGCGGCCAACGACATGTTCGGCTCTGGCAATCTCAATGTTGTGCTCGGCCAGCCGTTCGGCGACGCGACCGCGCCAGCGTTCGAGATCCATGCCGATCTTGCGGACGAGATTTTGCTTGCACTCTTCCAGCAGGAAATCGGCTTCCATGTCCAAGACGTTCAGGACGACATTGCGTTCGGCTTTGCTAATGCCGACTTGATAACTAATGTCGGTGCGCCGGTCGGCATTGTCGCCCATGGTGCCGCCTGACGACTTCCGCTGCATAAACGACCGCTCCATTTCGATGCCGTTCTCGTAGTCGACGAACACTGCATGGAACCGCCAGTGCGTGCCAAGATCCACGATGATCGGGCATGACACATGGCAGTTGCGATAGGCGCGCACCAAAGCGTTCGCGCCCTTGATGGTGACGCCCTCGACGATGTCGGTGGTACCCTTCTTGTTGTTCTTCACCTCCCACCGATAGTAACCACGATCGCCGAGCATGGCGGCATGGTCGCGCAGTTCGGCGAGGATCGCCGATCTGTTGCGCTTCTCCTGCACCTGGATGGCGCCGTGCGGAATATCCAGCCGCGCTGGTGCGATGGAGGGCGCGGCGATCACAGGCAGAGTCGATTGTGTCTGCCTGGCGAATTCGTCGAGCGCCGATCTGTTTTCTTGAGCTTCCATGACTCATCCTACCTTTCGTTGCTGCCCAGCCGTGTCTTTGCGGATCTCACCCGACCAGAGCCAACCTCGCCATACCGGATCTCGGCTGCCTCACCGTGCTTGCCGTGGCTCGTCTCGCCCGGCCAAACCAAGCCGGATCTGCCTCGCCGCGCCTTACCGAACCACATCCCACGATGCCTGACCTAAGCGCTCCATGCCTCATCTGCCTTCACCGAGCCATGCCGGACCTTGCCTCACCCCACCGTGCCGCGCCCGTCCGCGCCCGACCCTGTCTGCCCGACCACATCTGGCCAGACCTCACCAGATCGCTCTTCCAAATCCGGACTTACCGTTCACGCCTCGGCGCTCCGACCATGTCTGCCAGACCAGACCAAACCTCATCCTAACCACATCCCGCCGCACGTTGGCACGCCCCGCCATGTCTGCCGCAGCGGACCCTGCCGTACCACGCCGCATCTTGCCTGACCCGGACTTCATCTGCCTCGCCTATCCTCGCCATGCCAGTCCCGCAACTGACCGCGCCTTATCTCATCTCAGCGCATCTAACCGCGTCGCGCATGCCACGTCTGCCTAACCTGACCTCGCCACTTCTCACCTCACCAGATCAAGCCAATCCGTGCCGTATCCGGACACGCCTCGTTCATGCTGCCAGCGGCGCACCATCGCCACCAGGTCTTGAGGGTGGTTCTTCGAAGACGTGCCGGACGCTCAGAACGTGGGCGAGGAGATCATCAATCTCGTCCGACAGGTCGAGGGCGATGGCGATCGCCTTTGCCCGCGCCAGGCGGTCTCCCACGGCTGACAGTTCCGCGATCACCGTGTCGCGGGCGCGGTCCTCATCGCCGCGCAGCATGCTGATGTTGCGATAGCCGGGAACATTCGTCGGCATGTCGGCGTCGCGGGCGTACATCGGCGCCATGTAGGTGAACTTCGTCGTGGTGATCTTCAGTTCGACGGAGCGGATGATCTGACCAGCCTGATCGAGGCGGTATTTTTCCGCCGCGATCCCGTCATCCCATTCGAAGCAAGGATGCAGTGGCGAATCCTCGTCACGGGCATCGTCGAGGACACCCTGCCGCGTCAACCGTCCTTCCTTGTCCTCCAGCATCAACAGCCGGTGCTTCGCCAGTTTCGAAATCGTCGTCATTGCTTCGCACCCTCCGCGTGACCATTGCCAGTCTTCAGCTTCTTCGGCGAGGTCGTGACCTCGCGCCGCTTGACCTCCTCGTCGTACCAGTCGAGCAGTTCGGTGGTCTCGTCATCGTACCGAGGCAAGGTCTCGAACGCGGCGACCTGCGCGTCTCGGCCCATCGTCTTGACGATGCGCTTGAAATCGTCGTCGTCGTCGTTGGTGATGCGGAACTGGCCGTAGGACATCGATCCCTTTTCCTGCCGTCCATCACCGACACCGGCAATCATGCCGCTCGCCGCCAACAGGTTCGCGACGCTTCTCGGTCTGACGTTCGGCGAGATGAAATTGATGTCGAGCACGACCGCCCATTCCGGAAAGATCGGCCGCGACCGAACGTCCGGCGTGCGGCGGATGTCGGAATTGCGGACCATGCGGGTGAAGATGTACGGCAGCCCCCAGAGCGGCAGCAGGTCGCCAGGATAAACCGCATCCACCCAGATCAGTTGCCCGACATCGACCTTCGTCAGGCCGGGGATATGCTTGGCGGCGCTCACCATCGCCTTCTTGAACATCGCCGCCGGGATGCCGAATAGCGTCGGTGCCTTGTATTCGGCGCGCAAGGTATTGGCTGCGGCGCGGCATTCCTCATATGGCTGGTGCTTCTGTGTGATCAGCTTGTCGGCGTCATTCTTGCGTCGCGACGGCATCAGCAGTTCCTGCCGTGCCTTGTCCGAAAAGCGATGGAGGACGAGCGGCGTACGACCAACGATCATCACGGTGATGCTGTCGCGCTGGATCTCGACGATATCGATCATCAATGCCTGTTCTTTGGGTGCTTTTGCCATTTGCCTGCTCCTTTCCAGCAGTTGCCTTCACGTCAAAGCCTCGGTCTTTTGTTGGGGCGCAAATCTTTCAAGAACGGTTTCGTTGAATCGCTGGATAGACTTGGCAAGTTCCCGCTCGGCGCCCATGCCTTCCTTGATAGCCATCGTCCAGAGGATCGGCAGGCCGGTGAGCACCGACTTGTCGATTTCCTCGCGGCTGGCGAAGCGACCGTTGGCGTAGAACTCGACGCGCTCCGGATCGCCGATCTCCATCAGCACTGTCTGCGCGCCTTGGCGGACCGGATGATAGTTCTTGGTGATCCAGACCGCGGCGACGCCGGGATTGCGGTCGATCATGCCGACCGGAACGACGTGGTCCGGAATGTCGGACAGGTCCGGCCGCTTGGCGAGCGGGTGCGACAGGAACGGGCAGTTGAGCGCGGCAAACCTGGCGCAGTCGTAATGCGAGGGCGGCTCGGCAGAGACGCGGTTGACGCAGCACATCGGTCCGATCACGAACGCCTTGTGCGCGCCGGTCGTCTCGCCGCAGATCCAGCAACTGCCTTTCTTCAGGCAGTTGTACATGTGCTCGGAGCTCATGATGCGAAAGTCCGGCTCGCCGTCGATCCACTCGACGAACTTCGGGATCGGAAAGCCGCGCTTGTCGCGGGGCAGCGCGGCGATGCGCTTCGGGATCTCGCCGATAAACTGACGCTTGCCCAAGGTCATTGCTCCTTTTTCTCTTTCGGCTCTTTGGTTGCCGGCGTCCCCTCATAACCGAACGACACCCAGTCGTGCGAGATCAGAGTCGATGGGCGCTGGCTGCTGCCGTCCTGGTCGAACCAGTCGGCAATGTCGCGGACCGTGTAGTGGATCATCGGGAACAGTGGAGTGAACGAGCGCTGGACCAGCCGAAAATAGGCCGTTGGGCCTATCTCGAACGCGTCGCCATACGCATATTCTTGGTAGGGCCATATGTAGATGTGGCAGCCTGTCTTCGTGCAGGTCATGATCTTGCCTCGGCAATCATGAATTCGGCCATGCGATACCAGGTCGCGCCAGGTCCGGCGCAGCCATCGGGATCGTGGTCCAATTGCGGGTCGAACTTGGCTTCGACCAGCAAGCCGTATTTGACGGCCGCGTCCTGAATGTCGGCGCCGCCAAGATCACCACCTTGAAAGGCGACCTCGATGCATTCGATGGCGAAGGCGAGCACGTTCTTCCGTTCCTCATCGGTCATCGGCCGGTTCCTTTCGATGTTATGCGGCATCATTTTCGGTCACCAGCAGCCTGCGGAAGGTCGAGGCCGCCACGATGTGTTCCTTGCGGCTTTGCTGCTTCCAGGTGATGTGCCAGCCAGGCAGTTCGGCGGTGTCGGCCGTGCCCAGCTTGCGCTTGATCTCGGCTTCGATCGCGTCGAGCCGCGCCTGTTCGGCGGTCATCGCCGCCTTCAGCATGGCGCGCTCGCGCAGGATCGCGGGCAGCATGTTGTCGGCGGACAGGTCGAGCGTCGGCCCCGGTATCGGCTTCGGAAACAGGGCGCTGATGGTCTCGGCGTCGCGGTCGTAGTCCGGATCCGGCATCACCCCGTTTGCGATGTTGCGCCAAAACACATTTGCGATTTCGCGGATTTGCGCTTCTGCTTTGGGATGCCTCGGGATGTCGTAATATTCGAGCCGCGCCGAGTAGCCGTCGACGATCAGGACGCAGAGCGTTCCGTAGGCGGTGTCGAGCAGGAGGTTCTCGGTCGCGACCTGGACCTGGTAGTAGTCCGGAACGACGTCGTTCCATTTCGCATGCGCCGATGGCGACGTGCATTTGATCTGCAGGTTGACCAGCCCGCCGGTCTCGGGATCCTCGGTGAGCGCGTCCGGCGTGCAGCCTAGTCTGATATCCGGATCGCGGACGAAGACGTTTGGCTGGATGATCCGCCTTCCGGGGAATTGCTCGCGCATGCCGGTGATCGCCGCGGATTCCAGCCATCGCCCACGCTTCATCGATTCATTGTCGGGCTGCTGGCCGATGAGACCGGCCTTCTCGGCATAAAGCGTCAGTCTGCTCTTGAACGGACTGAGGCCGATCGCAGCGGGGACGTCGCTGGCGGTGAGGCAATGCGCTCTCTCCGAATGGAGTCGCTCGCCGGGCGGGATGACGAGTACCTCAATCGCCATCGTCCTCTTCCTCGGCGAGCAGATTGAACATCCTGCCGGTCATGCGCTCATGCTCGGTGTCGATATCGACGCGCGGCCCGAGCAGATTGCGGCCACCCGGTCTGAGCGAGACGAGATAGCGCGTCATCATGCAGCCGCCGTCCCTGTCGTAACTCGACACCATCAGCACGTCATCGCGCTCTTTGGCCGACATCTCCGATGGCATGCGGTGATCTATCGGCAGTTTGCCGTCCTTGTCCGCGTTGACGACGGCGATCCACGCCTCGCACATCTGCGCGTAGGCCTGCACCTCAAGTTCGGCCATCATCCTCCGCAGCACGCGGACGCTGGCGTTCTTCTCCCAGTCGTTTTCCCATGGCGTTTCCAGCCAGAGAACGCGGGTGCCGATGGCGATCAGCCAGAGGAAAGGAACCTGTCCACGGCGGTCAAATTCTTCCTCGGCGTATGTTACCGCCATGTCGTGCAGCATCTCGCGGGTCGCACGCATGGGTGCAAGATTCTCTGTCTTGAAGATTCTGGGCTCGCTCATCGTGTCCTCTCATGCTGCCTTGCGGAAGACCCGCTTTATTGCATGCCATCTGGCAACCAGCGAGCGAGAACCATAGGCGGTGTCCGGCAGCATTTCGCGGATGCACGCCAATATCGCAGCGCAATCGGGACAGCGGCGACGGATGACGCCCTCGAGGTCGTTGATGAGCAATCCCAGCAAAACCGGGTCGGACGGGATCTCGCCGTCCTCGAAATAGGCTTCGATCGCCGTCTGGACATCCGGCGGTAATTGCATCAGGGCTTCCTTGACGCGGAGTCCTTTTGGCATGGGACCGTTCCCCCAAACATAAAACGAGCGGTTGCGCTACGCAGACCGCTCAGTTCGCCCCTGGCGCGGCGTATCTGACAGTTCCTGACAAGAAGGGGACATTACCATTAGGGTAAGATGCCGACAACGGAAATCTTGCCACCGTGGCGGTTTGTGATGAAAGGATGACTTGAGTCAAAAAAATTCGCTTGCCAAAACAGGCAGATCAGGACGGCTCGCCATCGACCATTTCGCTGGACATGATCTTGTCGATCTTCTTCAGTCCCTTGCGGTAGGTCCGGCGCTGCTTGACCTTCTTTTCCTTCTTCATCGGCACCGTGTCCGGCGGTCTGGCGAGCGGATCGTAAATATGGGCGCAGCCGATTGTCTCAGCAAAAGCAGCGAGATATTTGCCGGTGAAGTCCCGCTCGCCGTTTTCGATGCGAGCGATGGTGATGCTGGTGAGGCCCATCGCCTTCGCCAGTTCCTCCTGCGTGAAGCCGCAGTGGCGTCGCCATTCCTTAAAAAACGTTTTCGGCATAAAAACCCCTCGTCGAAAGACGTCCATTCAGCATGGCACGTTCTTGCCACGGTGGCAAGAGAACTGGCCGGTGCGGTCAGTTTGTCGTCATTGTTGTGGAAAAACCGCCTTGCTGAAATCTATCCACGGCGGTAAGATTTTCAGCCATGAACGCTCTTCAGGAATGGCGGTTGAAGCTTCCGGAAGATTCGCGGTCGTTCAAGGCGGCTGCGAAACTGCTCGGCATTTCAGAGGCGCAACTCTGGCGTTATGAAAACGGACAGCGCCAGGTTGCTCCGGAACGCGTACCTCACATCGCCTCTATCACCGGCATTCCTCCGATCGTTCTCCGCCCGGATGTCTTCGCACCGATCAAGCAACCGCCGAAGCACCGGTCAAAGCACCGTTCCGCGTAATCACAAATTCGACTGCCGCCCGACGCTTGGCATGGGAAAGGGTATTGCCGTGACGTCCTCGCTTTCCAGCACTGATGACCTTGCCAAGGCGGAAAGCATCCACCCGACAAAACGACAGCAGCCAGAACCGGCATGGAGCGCCGAGGAGCGCCGCCGCGTCATGCTGATGCTAGCGAACGGCGCGACTGCGAGGGCGGTCGCCGACCGCTTCGGTCTCACGCGCAATGCTGCAATCGGCCGCATCCACCGCGACAGCGATCTTCGCGAAATGCGCAGCAAAAATCACAGCCCCAAAAGGAGTCAAAAGCGCGTGCAGCAGCAGGTGAAAGAAGTGCCGGAAGAAGAGCCGGTGGAGACCACGCCGAAACCGTTACTCGAACTGGAAAGCAACGAATGCCACTGGTCGGTCAGTTTCGACCACGCCAGTCACCTGCATCTCTTCTGCGCCAGGAAGACGCGCGGCGATATCTACTGCGCCGAACACAGGCAGAGGGCTGGCACTCCTTACCAGAGGAGGGACGGCAGTGGGTAAGCGGTCGAACTTCCACCGGCGGCCGATGGACGACTATGCGACGCCGCATAAAGCAGTCGTCCCGCTCTTGCCGTTCCTTGAGGATGTCTGGACCTACGTCGAGCCGTGCTGCGGCGCCGGTGATCTGGTCGACATCCTCTCCTGCTACAATTACCACTGCACTTGGCAGAGCGACATCCGCATGGGCCGCGACGCGCTGACGCTCGACGAGCGCGCCTTCGCCAAGGCCGACGCCATCATCACCAATCCGCCGTGGACTTGGGAACTGCTGGAGCCGCTGCTCAAGCACTTCCTGCGCTTCAAGCCGACCTGGCTGATCCTCTCGGCCGACTTCGCCCACAATCTCAACACCGCTCCGTTCATCGACTGCTGCACGCACATCGTCTCGGTCGGCCGCGTCAAGTGGCAGCCAGGCAGCAAGTCGTTCGGCAAGGACAATGTCGCGTGGTTCCGGTTCGAGCCGGGACATCACGGCGGACCGCATTTCTATCACCGGGATCTCACGGCCAAGCTCCAGCACTGGCAAGAGGAGGCGGCGGAATGACGACGCAGCAACTCTCGCTCTTCACCCGCCGCAAAGCCGCCAAGCTGCCACCAGCACCGGAGTTTCAGGTCCACTGCATGGTCGCCGACCTGCTGCGGAAGCACTGCACACCGGGCTGGCTGTGGTTCCACGTCCCGAACGGCGGTGAACGGCCAGCCTTCATCAACAACAAGGGCAAGCGCGTCTCGTTCGAGGGATCGCGGCTGCAGCGCATGGGCACGCGGCCGGGTGTCTCCGACATCCTCTTGGTCGAGCCGCCGGACGGCAGGCTGCGGTCGCTGGAGCTCAAGCGCCGCGGTGAGACGCCGGACGAGGCGCAGTTGCTGTTCATGCACGACCTGGAGCTCGCCGGTGGCGTGGCCGAATGGGCCGACACGTTCGACAAGGCGGTGGCGATCCTGAAGCGCTGGGGCGCGGTGAGGGTGTCGCTATGAGATTCCTCGACACGTTCTCGGGCATCGGATCCGCGTCGCTGGCGTGGCTGCCGCTCGGCTGGACGTGCCTGGCGCATGCCGAGATCGCCGCGTTTCCATCGGCGGTGCTGAAGCATCGCTTTCCCGATGTCGAAAACCTCGGCGATTGCCGGGGACATGCGGAGTGGCCGGACTATGGACCAGTTGACCTTGTTTGCGGAGGAACGCCCTGCCAGACGTTCTCGGTCGCCGGACTACGCGCAGGACTTGCTGACCCTCGAGGCCTGCTCACCCTCACCTTCCTTGCAATCGTTGACCAATACCGGCCTCGTTGGATCGTCTGGGAAAACACGCCCGGCGTTCTCAGCCATGACGGAGGACGGTCTTTCGCTGCCATCCTCGGAGCAATGGGGCAACTCGGGTATGGGTGGGCCTACCGGGTGCTGGACGCGCAATATGTCCGAGTGGACGGCTTTCCATATGCCGTCCCGCAACGACGACGGCGTGTGTTCGTTGTCGGATATCTTGGAGACTGGCGCTATCCCGCCGCAGTATTATTTGAGCGCCAAAGCCTGCAGGGGCATCATCCGCCGCGCCGCCAAACGGGGCAAGGAGCTTCCTCCGATGTTGTTGCGAGCCTTACAGCAAGTGGCCGCGGCGTAGATCGACCCGGAGAGAGTAGGGGACAGGATCCGGTCGTCGCCCTTCCCGACATTTCCAACGCCCTTGCCGCCCGCGATGCCAAGCAGCCGCGCGCCGAGGACAATGTCGGCATCATCGCCGTCGAGGTGGCGCCGACCGTCTGTTCCGGCGGCAACCGCACCGGCGGCGATCGGCCCTATGGCACCGATGGCGACACGGTCGGCAGCCTGGTGGCGACGATGTCGAGCGGCCAGACCAACGCCGAGGTCCGCGACGACGGTCTCATCGGCTCGCTGACCGCGCTGCATGAAGCGCCGGTGGTGGCGCACACGCTGCGCGACGAGGGCTTCGATGCGTCCGAGGACGGCACCGGCCGAGGCACGCCGGTCATCGCCATCCATGCCGACGCGGCAGGCCGGTCCGGCGAGGCGCTGACGCCTTCGGCCGACGCCGAGGGCAGGGTGCGGCTGAGACCGCCCGGCAAGGGCATGGCCGAGGACGGGTCGATGTTCTCGCTGACGTCGTCCAGCCAGGCGCACGCGGTGGCGATTCAGGAACGGGCGACCGCTGAAAATCCGGAGAACGGTCCGGATGGTAAGGGATGGCGCGACGACGGCGCCGCCTACACGATGGAATCGCGCCAGGTGCCGCAGGCCGTCGCCTTCGACACGACGCAGATCACCAATCCCGACAACCGTTCTCAGCCGAAGAACGGCGATCCCTGCCATACGATCCCCAGCAAGGGCCACCCGCCCGCCTTGGCCTTCCAGCCACGATTCGCCAGGAACGGCCGAGGCGCTCCGGACGAGGTCGCCGCAGCGCTCACGTCCGAGCCGGGACGCACCGGCAAGGGCGACAGCGCCCAGTGCATCGCCATGCCCGCGATCGCCGCGACCATCCAAGCGAACGAGGGCAAGACCTACACCAACGAGGGCTCGATGTTCCAGTTGCGCAACGTTGTGCCGGCGCAATGGGCGGTGCGGCGGCTGATGCCGGTCGAGTGCGAGCGGCTGATGGGAATCCCCGACAATTTCACCGACATCCCGTGGCGCGGCAAGGAGCATGCGCCGGACGGTCCCCGCTACAAGGCGATCGGCAACGGCTGGGCGATCAACCAGGCGCGCTGGATCGGCCTGCGCATCGAGATGGTCGAGGCGCTGGCGAAGGCAAAGGCAGCACGATGAACGCAGAGGACGAGAAGAACATGGACAAACTGGAAACGGACATCCGCGCCGAGAGCGAGAAGCAGGCGATCGCCGACCGCAAGTTCACCGACCTGCAGCAGCCGTATTCGTCGAACGTCGAGGCGTTCGTGACGCAGGCGAAGCGCCTCTATGCGCAGCAGCACAGCCACGTCGCCGAGCTCGAGAGCGCCCATGCGCTCGACCGCGCCAAACTCATCGACACTTTCGTCCGGCGAATGGCGGGGCTTGAGCGCGACATGCAGGAAGCGGTGCGCGACTGCGACGACCGTTTCCGCCGGCAGATCTCCGAGGCCCGCCGAATCCTCGACGCGCTCACCCGCATGCGGGAGGTCTAGCGATGGCCGCGACCACCGGATCAAGGGGCCAGGTCGCCGTCTTCGGCGATCAGAACTCGTTGTCCGGCAGCGACGAGCTCCTGTTCGAAAGCGGAAAACTGAAGGTCCGCGACAAGCCGGTGGTCACCGAGGCGCCGCAGGACGGCAAGGCCTATGCGCGCCAGGACGCGGGCTGGACCGAGGTCGCCGTGGCGTTCGGCTTCGGCGGATCCGGCAATGGTGGCAACGGCGAGCAAGGCCCACCCGGTCCGCAAGGGCCGAAAGGCGATCCCGGCCCGCAGGGAGCGACTGGACCAGCGGGGCCACAGGGTGTGGCTGGTCCGGTCGGGCCAGAGGGGCCGCAAGGTCCGCAAGGTCCACAGGGTCCGGAAGGATCCGGCGGCGGCGGCACGGTCGGCCCGGAAGGTCCGGCAGGTCCGCAAGGCCCGCCCGGAGAGCCAGGCGCGCAGGGTCCGACCGGCGCGCAGGGACCACAAGGCGTCGCGGGACCGGCAGGTTCGGAAGGTCCGGCTGGTCCGCAGGGCGAGATCGGCCCGGAAGGGGCTCAGGGGCCGAAGGGCGATACCGGTGCAATCGGACCGGTTGGCCCAATGGGCGATCCCGGACCGATCGGCGACACCGGACCGGAAGGCCCGACTGGACCGAAAGGCGATGTCGGACCGGCGGGTCCAGCAGGAGCAACCGGCGATCCCGGTCCACAGGGACCGAAGGGCGACACCGGCGCGACAGGCTCGACCGGGTCTCAGGGTCCGAAGGGCGACACCGGCGCGACAGGTCCACAAGGTCCGGAAGGCGCGCAGGGTCCGACCGGCGCCACGGGTCCACAGGGTCCGGAAGGCCCGCAGGGGCCGCAAGGTCCGGCGCAGGATATTTCCGGCAAGGTCAACAAGGCAGGCGACACCATGACCGGACCGTTGCAGGTTCCGGCAGGCACCGCCGCCGCACCGTCGCTGCAACTGGCCGCGGCCAACGTCGGTCTCTACAGCGCGTCCGGCGCCATCAACTTTTCCACGGCTGGCACGCTGCGCGTCACCATCAACAACGGCACAGTGATGTCGACGGTGCCGTTCCGCGCGCCGAACGCCTCGGCCGCCAGTCCGGCCTACACCTTCAGCAACGACGTCACGTCCGGCCTCTACCGGCCCACCGCCGGCGGTCTCATCACCATGGCGATGGCGGGCATCGACTGCATGCAGTGGCGCGCGGCCGACAATGCCACGGTGGCGATCGGCTCGCTGCTGGCATACGACCTGACTGCGGTCACCGGCAACGTGACGGCCGTGCAGAATTTCCTGTCATCGACGACGACCGCGCTGCTCGCCGCCCAGAACGGCGGCCAGGTACTGCTGCGGCCGAACGGCGCTGGCAGTGGCACCGGACAGATCCAGTTGGGCAGCAACGGCGTGATGGCGCTCAGCGCCAATGCCGCCGATCCACTGGTGGTGACGACGCCGCAAGGCACATCCTGCCGGTTCCGTCCCACCGTTGCCAACGTCCGCGCATGGTCGTGCGGCATCGTTCCTAGTGGTCGCTTCAACATCAACGACGAGAGCGGCGCGTCGGTCATCCTCGACCTCGGCGTCGGCGGCACCTCGACCTATCACTACAATCTGTTCACGACCAACGGTCAGGCATGGAAACCTGGCGGTGGAGCGTGGGCGGACAGTTCCGACATCCGCATCAAGACCGTCACCGGCGACTACGAGGTCGGGCTGGCCGAGATCCTGCAACTGCAGCCGAAGCGCTTCACCTACAAGGGCAACGACACCCCTGCGCCGCCGACCGACACGCATTTCCCGACAGCCGACGAAGAGCCGGAACCGGAAACGGATCCGACCGTCCCCTACGCCAACTCGCCGCACTACAAGGTCGCGCTCGACGGCACCGAATACATCGGCCTGATCGCCCAGGAGATCGAGACGATCATCCCGACCATGGTCAACCAGCGCGCCGCCTTCATCGACGGCCAGCCGGTCACTGATCTGCGCGACGTCGATTCCACCGAACTGATCTACGCCCTCGTCAATGCCGTGAAATCGCTGTCGGCGTCGCTGGCCGAGGCGATGGCCCGCATCGACGCACTGGAAGGAAGATAGCCATGGACCTCTTTGTCGGGCAGTTGCAGTCGATCTCCAAGATCCGGGCGCCGATGGCCAATCTTGAATCCTTCGCCACCGGCATCAACGACTATGCGGCGGAGTTCGGCCTCGGTGAGCCGCACCGGCAGGCGCATTTCATCGCCCAGGTGATGCACGAGACCGGCGGTCTGAAATGGGACCGGGAGATCTGGGGTCCGACCGCTACGCAGAAGAGATACGAGGGCCGCAAGGATCTCGGCAACACGCAGCCAGGCGACGGGTCGAAGTTTCGCGGCTACGGCTTCATCCAGACGACCGGCCGCGCCAACGTGACCGAGTTCCTGCGCTGGTGCCAGGCGCGCGGCTACGACGCCCCGAACTTCGTCGCCCGTCCCGAGCTCATCGCCACCACGCCATGGTCGACGGTGTCGGCGCTCTGGTACTGGGACACGCGCGGCCTCAACCGGTTCGCCGATGCCAACGACATCGAAATGATCACGCGGCGCATCAACGGCGGTCTCAATGGCTTTGCCGATCGGCTCGACTACTACGCGCGCACCGGCCTCGTCCTGCTTGGCTACAGAACGAACGACGTCGGCATGTTCCAGGTCGATGCCGGGATCACCGCCGATGGCATCGCCGGACCAGCCACCCGCGCCGCGTTGCACTTGCGGCTGACGGCGATGGCAGAGCGGGAGGTCGCGTGATGGCGGTCGTCGATATTGGCAGTGGCCTCGAACTCAGGATCGACCACCGCGGACGGTCGCGGCTTTTTTTCCATGACGCGGCGATCCCGGCGCAGATGGGCTGTGACCTTCATCTGCCGCTGCGCGAGGGAGGTGTTCTCACGCTGACGATTCACATGGCCGGCGTGAAGGTCGTGCACTTGCCGAAGCCGGAACATGAAGAGGAGGCCGCCTGATGGACACGAAGATCCTCATCATGCGGCCGGATGAGCCGCACGAAACCCGCAACGTGACCTTGCCGCCGCTCGGCGACGCCAATTTCCTGAAGGCGCTGCATGCGCTGCTCGACCCGATCCTCGGCACCAGTGACGTCGAGCACGTCACCGTGTTCGCCGATTTTTCCGGCGGCACCGACTACGCCTACACGGACATGTTCGTCGACGAGTGCGGACAATTGAAGAGCCTGCCGATCAACGGCGTGGCGACCGACATCTACCGCCGCAACTGGCTGCTGCACGAAAAGGATCCAGGGCCGCCCGACGACCTGCCGACGATCGCCGGTCCCGCCGTGCTGTTCCGCGATCCGTTCTGGAGGCAGATATGACCCTGACGGTGATCTCGCTCGGGGCGGGCGTTCAATCGACCACCATGGCGCTGATGGCGGCGGCTGGCGAGATCGACCCGATGCCCGATGGCGCGATCTTCGCCGACACCGGCTGGGAGCCGAAGGCGGTCTACCAGCATCTCGACTGGCTCGAGCAGGTCTTGCCGTTCCCGGTCTATCGCGTCTCGGCCGGCGATCTCCGCGCCAACACGGTCGATGGCCACAACACCAGGGGCAAGCGCTTCGCCACCGTGCCGTGGTACATCCGCGCGCCCGATGGCAGCGCCGGCATGGGCAAGCGCCAGTGCACGAAGGAGTACAAACTCCGGCCGATCCAGAAAAAGATCGTCGAACTGATGGGCGGCAAGCACATCAAGCGCGGCGCCGTGTCGCTGATCGGCATCTCGACCGACGAGGTCGGCCGCATGAAGCCGTCGTGGGTCCAGTACGTGACGAACCGCTGGCCGCTCATCGAAAAGCGCATGTCGCGCAACGACTGCATGCGCTGGCTGGAGCGCCGCGGCTTTTCGATCCCGGCAAAATCCGCCTGCATCGGCTGTCCCTACCACGACGCCGCCTACTGGCGGGACATGAAGACCAACCGGCCGGACGAGTTCGCCGACGCCGTCGAGATCGACCAGGTCATCCGCCATCACTTCCGCATGCGCGGCCAGCAGTTCATGCACCGCTCCTGCAAGCCGCTCGGTGAGGTCGATTTCTCGACCGCCGAGGACCACGGGCAACTCAATCTGTTCAACAACGAGTGCGAAGGGCTGTGTGGCGTATGAGCAGCTTCGACATCGACTTCAGCCACGACGAAAACGGCCGCACCTGGATGAAGGGCAGTTACCGCATCGAAAACATCGATGACCTCGAGGGTTTCATCTTCACGCTGCAGACCATCAAGCCACTGCTCAGACTGCGGCGTGAGATGATCGACAATGACGAGGCGGATCCCGATCCGAACGACCAATGATCCACTACCACGGCACGCCGATAACGCCGATCAGCGCCCTGATGGAATTGCGCGGGCGGCATTTCTGCGTGAGCCATGCGCGGCCATCGGACGTCAGGCGCGTCCATCATATCGGCCAGTCCGTGATGCTCGACAACGGCGCGTTTTCGCAATGGCGACGCGGTCACCAGCCCGAGTGGAACTCTTACTACGACTGGTGCGACCAATGGCTTTCCTTCGCAACGACCTGGGCGGTGATCCCCGACGTCATCGACGGCGGCACCGAGCAGCAGGAAGCCTTGATCGCGCAGTGGCCGTTCCGGACGCGAGGCGCACCGGTCTGGCACATGGACGAATCCATCGACCGTTTGTTGCGGCTGGTCGATGCCTGGCCCCGCGTCTGTATCGGATCGACGGCCGAATATGCCGTGGTTCTCTCCGATGCGTGGAAGGTTCGCATGGACGAGTGCTGGAACGCGCTGTCCGCCCGCCACCGGCATCTTCCGTGGGTGCACATGTTGCGCGGCATGCGATGCGCGGGTCGCGTCTATCCGTTCGCGTCGGTCGATAGCACCGACGTCGCCCAAAGCCACCACGACACGCAGAACACGCCCGACAAACTGGCGCGGCGCTGGGACGCTCGGCAATCGCCGGGTGTCTGGCATGCCACGCCGGAACAGATGGAATTGCCCGCATGATCGGCTATCTCGCCTTCGCCGCCTTCGCGCTTACCGTCCCGGCCGCCAACTGGATGATCAGCCACGTCGGATCCTGCAACGGCCATGTGTGCGTCATCCCGGTCGGCTTCGCCCTCTATGCCCCGTCCGGCGTCCTGATGGTGGGCTTAGCGCTGGTGCTGCGCGACCTGGTGCATGAGATCTACGACACCAGGGGCGCGTTGCTGGCGATCGCCGCCGGTGCGGTGCTCTCGGCTTTCGTTGCGCCGCCGTCGCTGGTCGTTGCCTCGGTCGCCGCCTTCACCTTCGCCGAGCTCGCCGACCTGGTCGTCTATGCGCCGCTCAGACACAAGCGCCTGTGGCTGGCGGTGCTGGCAAGCGGTCTGGCCGGATCCGTGGTCGATAGCGCGCTCTTCCTGTGGCTGGCCTTCGGCTCGTTCGATTTCATCGCCGGTCAGGTGGTCGGCAAACTGTGGATGACGCTGGCGGCGGTTCCGGCGCTCATCGCCGTGAGGGTGAGAGCATGATGACCGAGCGCCCGATGATGAAGAGCACGCATGTCGGCAATTACCTTGCCCAGGTGTTCTACGAGACCGAGCGTGCCCGCTGGCGCATCGAGGTCACCAACGTCCACACCGACGTCCGCGTCACCGAGTGGATCGCCGCCGTCCATGACCCGGTGTTCGGCATCGACGCCGAGGATCTCGACCACATCAACGCCACCGCCGACGCGATCGTCACCGACATGGAATCGGGAGAAGAGACATGACCATCATCTGCATCGACCTCTCGCATCACAACACCGTCGACGACCTCGCGGACGTCAAGGCGGCAGGCACAATTGCGATTTTGCACAAATGCACGGAAGGCACGACCTGGATGGACGACGAGTATCTCGTCCGCCAGGAAGAGGCCGAGGCCGAGGGGCTGCTGTGGGGCGCCTACCATTTCCTCAAGCATGGCAACGCCACAGAGCAGATGCGCTACTTCATCGCCAACGCCAATCTGCCGGACGGCTCGCGCGTGGCCATCGACTACGAGGACACCGCCTGCACGCTTGAAGACCTGACCGAGGCGGTCGACGAACTGCTGGCCATGGACGGCAACTGGCAGATCGCCGTCTACGGCGGGTCGCTCTTAAAGCAGCACATCGGCAAGGACTATATCGGTCTGCTCGCCGCCAACACCTCGCTGTGGCTGGCGCAGTACACGACCGGCACGCCGTCGTGGCCGTCCAATACCTGGCCGCACTGGACGCTGTGGCAATACTCGGACGCAGGCATGGTCGCCGGCATCACCGGTCCGGTCGATAGCAACAAGTTCAACGGCTCCGACGAGAACTTCGCCAAGTGGATGGGACCAGCGGAGGCACCGGCGCCCGCGCCCGAGCCGGAACCGTCCGCAGACATCATCGTCTCGGTGCAGACTCCGCCTGGCATCGGCGTGCAGGTCATCGTCAACGGCGAGGTGCTGACATGAGCGACGACGACAACGTCACCAAACTCAATGTCGCCTTCCGCAAGCCGCCCAGTGACGGCGACCGCACGCTGCGGCTGGTGCGCAAGACCTGCCGCGAGGAGTGCAATCACAAATACTCGTTCGAGGGCAGCCCGTTTCATCCGGGCGGTTCGGTGCACTGCGTCGAGGCGCATTACCTCATCCGCGAGGGCGAGACCGAGATCGAGTGCGGCCTCTGCGGCACGAAACTGGATCCGATGTTCGTGCTCAGAATCCTCGCCGAAAAGGAAAGCACCTGGGAGCAGCGGCGCCGCCAGTATTTGGACACCATGCGGCGGCTAGAGAAGCGCAGGCGCGTCAAATGCGACAACTGCGGCAAGATGACGAGGATCCGCACATGACCGAGCGGCCCGTCTCCTTCAGTGTCGCCATCGTCGCCGCGGTCGTCGGCGTGGCGCTCGCCGTCTATCTGCTGTGGCATGTGCTGCCATGACCGACATCCTCGCCGAGATAGCCGCCTCTCGCGAGGCGTTCGACCAGGCGTTCGCCAGGCGCAGACTGCGGCTGCAGATCCGCCGGCAGATGTGGCGGATAGGCGTCTACAATCTCGCCGTCCGCAGCCGCTACGAGCGGCGCTTCAAGCGGCCGATCAAGCGCAAGGTCCAGCCGGTCGAGAAGAACGAGGACGACTGGCGGTCGCAGTACTGGCGGTTCGACGAGGCCGACCGGCCATTGTCGACGATCGAAAACGCCCTGATCGCGCTCAGAGAAAGCCCGATGCTCGCAGGCGTCATCGCGCTGGAGCTCGTCGCCAACAAGATCATGCTGAAGGCGCCGTTGCCGCTCGACCATTTCGACATCTTCCATTTCGACATGCGGCCTCTGCGCGACGACGACCTCACCGGACTTGTCGAGTACCTGCAGCATCTCGGGCTTGCCAGCCTTTCCCGTGACGACTGCCTCGCCGCCGTGCGGCGGATCGCCAGGGAGAACGCGTGGAGGTGCGACGATGGCGGATAGCGTCGTCCATTTCCCGGTGAAACTCATCCGCTACCATTTCCGCGACGAGATGACGATCCCGCTGCGACCGTGGCTGATGCGCGGGCTGCTCTTGCGCAAGCAGGTCGCCTGCATGCTCGCCCAGGGCGGGCTGGGCAAGTCGATCTTCGGGCTGACGATCGCGCTGCATCTCGCCGCCGGCCGCGACTTCGGACCGTTCAAGTGCATCGGCGGCAGGCACCGGGTGGCGGTGCTCTCGGTCGAGGAGGACGCCGACGAGATCGATCGCCGCCTGCACGCCATCGCCCGCGTCTACGAGTTCACCAACGAGGACGCCTCGAACCTGTTCATCATCCATGCCGAGGATCCGATCATGGCCTCGGCCGACCGCCGCGGCAACGTCAAGGCGACCGAACTGTCGAAGGAGTTCGAGCGGCTGATGATGCGCGACGTCATGGACGCCTTCGTCGCCGATCCGTTCATCGAGACGTGGTTCGGCAACGAGAACGACAACGCCCAGGTCAGGGCCGCCGCCGGTGTCATCCGCACCATCTGCCGCCGCATGGATGCCGCCTGCCTCTTGACCCACCATGTCCGCAAGGGATCGGTCACGCCAGGCGACATCGACAGTGGCCGGGGCGCATCGTCGCTGTCGGGGCTGGTGCGGCTGGCCTACACCATGACGCCGATGTCGAAGGACGACGCCGCCACGCTCAACATCCCGTCGCCGAAGGGCATCGTCCGGCTGGACCATGCGAAGGGCAACTACATGCCGCCGCCGGAAACCGCCACCTGGCTGAAGTTCCGCAACGTCGAACTGCACAACGCCGATCCCGAGACCGAGCGCTCCGGAGACCATGTCGGCGTGCTCGTCCCGTGGTCGCCACCCGGTCTGTTCGAGGGCATCACCTACGAAAAGATCGACCAGATCCTCGACGCGATCGCAGGGGGCATAGACGGTTTGGAGCGGTATACGCTCGCGCCGCAAAGCAAAGATCGCTACGTCGGCAAGGTGATCGCCGAGGTCGGCGAGATTACCGAGGAGCGCGCCGCGCGCATTACTCTGATCTGGAAGAAGTCCGGTCTCCTATACGAGGAGGATTATCTTTCCGGAGCACAAAGGCGCATGCGCAAGGGCATCCTGGTGGACGTCGAAAAGCGCCCCTCGGCCATGACCGAAACCTGAAACAATCTGCAACTGGTGATATTGCGTCATTCTCAAAGCGAGTCTGACGCAAGTTTGACGCAAACCCTGTTGTGGAGGTGTGCGTCATTCTCCGTCTGGGCGTTAAGATAAAATGAGAATGACGCACGCATGCGTCGTTTCTCACTTCACTTTAACGCAAGAAACAACGCACGCGTTGTTCCGTGCCCAACGCCCTGAAGGCCGATGCAACCACAGGGCCATCGTCTGCCGCTGATTCCAGAGAGGTTCAAGAGCCGGTGAAATTTCCGGCGAAATACTGTCGGAGAAATAATACTTGGGCTGGCCTCAAATTTTTTTTTCGAAAGCCGCACCAGGGCCCCCTCCCCCCCTCAGAAGTGCCGGATTCGCAACCCGGCTCAACCCGGCCCGCCCCTCCGATGCAACCCGACGGGCAAAACCGCCACAGATGCCCGTAGGCGCGCGTTGGCGCTGGCATGGGGCATTATGCGTCCTAGGGGCGGAATCGCGCTCCTGCCTATGTCTGTGCCCGCACGCATGGGCAATCGCTGGCGATGGACGGGCGATATCCGCAAGCCGCGACGCATGCCGCAAGACATGGGCAAACCGTGGCACGGGAAGGCGCATAGGAAGGCCATGGGCGCGCGTTGGCGGTCCGCCATGGGCGATGAATGCCGCAAGCGGTTAGGCGCGTTCCAAGAAGCGCCATGGGACGGATAGGCGCGCGGTCGCCATCGCTGGAATCCGCGTTCCATCGCCATGCGTCGCCATCGCGTGCGGTTTGTCATCAATCCCCCATGGGACATGCGTTTGCGAATCCAGTCCCACAGAAGGCGGACGGGATACGCAAAGGCGCATAGGCGCATAGGCGCAAAAGCGAAAAACCGGCTTTGCGTTGGCAAGCCGGTTTCCGGTTCAAGTCATGGGCGCGTCAATCGTCCCATTCGTGTTGCATCAATTCCAGAGCGAAACCGATGGGGCATCCGCGATGCGCGGACCAATCCAGCGCATACAATTCGTCTATGCGGTCGCGGACCATGTCGCATTCGTCATCCGAGAATAGGCGCGCGCCATCGGCAATCATAATGATTTCCGCCGGATCATCTTCAAAGTGAAACATCATGCCGCGCGCATGCAATGCGGTAATCCATGCCTTGCCATCGTGTAACGTGGTAATCGGGGATGAGAGGAACGTTTCGCGCGTCATCATTGGATGTCCAAACCTTCAAAATTGCCGGATCGGACTTGCGCCGCAATGCGGTCCGCAATCGCTAACGCTTCCGTCGCGGTTTGTGCCTCTTGCGCTTCCGAAAACGCGCCATCTTGACTGTGAATCCCTATAAACCAGCAATCCGGTTCATTCGCCGAAATGGTCAATTCCGTGCCACTGGAATCGGTTATCCAGACAAACCAATCGGAGTCGATGTCGCGTTGCCATGCCATGCAACCACCGCCCGTATGAGCGATTTCGAAACCGGCTTTAGTGAAGGTTTTCCCGTCTTCCGTGGCAAGCGCCTTGCACTCGCGGGAATCCATCATTGCGTAATAGCGTGTCGCGTCTTGCATGGCCTTATGCCTCTTGTGCTGCGGGATAGTTGGCGCGCAACCATTCGTGCGCGGAATCCTTGGAATAGTAGGAACCGCTTTCGGCAATCACGTTGTCGTCCGAGTCGGTTATCTCGACATCAAACGTGTCGTTTAGATCGCGGTCGCGGCTTTCGCGGATCCAGTAGAAAACCGGCTTTGGCGGATTGGCGACAAGGCGCAAAACCTCATCCCAATCGTTAGTCGAGTGCCAACGCGCGCGGTCGCTATCGGCATCGAAACACATGCCGAATCGCGGGTAATCGTGTGGCTCATCCCTATCGTCCGGATTGAGATAATCGATATGGACGTTGATAGACTCGCCAATCGCGAACGACGGACATGTGTCATTGTGCCAACTGATATCTTTCCAGTCCGCCGGAATCGCGGGCAATGTGGTTTGGTCGTATCGCGGGAATTCCCGTGCCATCAATTCGTAAGTCATGGTCAGTTGCTCCAAGAATGTTTGGCATGCGCGGGCAATTCATCCCACGATAGGCGCTTGTCGCCATTCTCATAGAATGGGCAAACCGCCAGCGATGCATCATAAGCCGCCTTGCCTTTCAGGCGCTTGTCAGCGCGGATTGCGCGTTCCCGCTCGTAATCGTTCGCTATCGAATCTTCACTTGCGAGCAAGCGCGGTTGCGCGGTCACTTCATAGAATTCCGGCGGATAGCGTTTTGGATCCGCTTGCATTTTCGCCATGTCGCGCTTGTGCGTCGCAATCTGCCATGCGCGGAAATCCGCCAATTCCTGCGCAGTCGGTTGACGATAGGCAACCGTCAAGCGGTTGCCATTGTTGGTATCCACGCGATAGCGGTTTACCGTTTGGTCGCGGTCGCGGCGAAAATCGAAAACGCCTTGGTAGGATGAGATGAAAGTAAACATGCCGGTTGCCTCTCAAAAGCGGTTGCCTATGCCCCTTACATAAATCCAAATGTGGACTATTGCAAGGGGCACAAATGCAGATTTGTGTTTTTGTGCAAATGCGCTTTTCAGCCTACGACGAAACCGCTCATATCCTGCTTTGCCGGTCCCTTCGCATAGAGTCCGACAATCACGCCTTGCGGATCCAGAAACCGCATGTCGTCCGAGTCGCCATCGATAACCGCGCGGTTGACAATGCGCCCATGCGTCGCGGTCAAATCGGAGATGAGCGAGTCGCGCATCGCCTTGTTGCGATAGACGACCGCGATGTTAGCGCCTGTTTCGGTTGCGGTCTTGATGACCGCATTTTCATAACCGGCATTCGCGCCGCTATAGGAAAGCACAAGGCGATAGTTGGCGGGTAGTTCGCGGTACAACCTCTTATAGATTTTCGTATAGTCATAAAACTGGACATCCGGAAACGCCGCGAAAATCGATGCAAACCGTTCGCCATTGAGGAAGACGGGATGCGCAACCTCAAACTGAATGTCGGACGTGCCATTGAGGCGGACCGCCGGTTTGACGCCTTTGCGCTCGCAATAGCGGACGAATGCGGCGATGTCCTTTACCAAGTCCGCCATAAAGGTTGCGCGGTCCGCCACATAGCGTTTTGTCTTTGCGATGCGCGCCAACTGGATTGAGGAGTAGACTCCGCCCAATCCGGCTTTGTTCAAGCAACCGGCAACGCAAGACGCGGTTTCCGCCATGGCGCATACATTGAAGCCGGATAGCGTGAAAGGCGCGAGATACATGATGGCGGTTTCGAAACCGTCGCCATCGCCTTTAATGGTCTTTGCATTGTTACCAGAGCGGATAGTGTCGGACTTGAACATGTGAAGGTTTCCCGTCGAATGGGTTTCGTTGACGGGATACATAAATGCAGATTTGGATTTATGCAAGGGGATAAATGCAGATTTGTACGTTTGCCCGAAAGCAAGGCAATGGCGCTTACATTCTACCAGTCAAAGGAATGGGTACGGTTGCGCAAGCGCAAGCTAAGGCAAGCGCCCTATTGCGAAGTGATCGGATGCCGGGCGCTGGCAAACACGGTTGACCATATACGGACTGTCAAAGCCGCCCCGCATTTGCGGTTAGAGATTGGCAACCTCAATTCCCTATGCGCTTTCCATCATTGGCAACTGACTCTCGGGTATGATCGCGGATCGCTGAAAGGCGCATGCGACGACGACGGGATGCCGCTAGATCCGTCGCATCCGTGGGCGCAACCGGATGCGGCAACCGCCATTGAGGCGGTCAACCGAGACACCAAACCGTCGCCCGTTCTCGCGTCTCGGTTAAAGCAGCGGCATGTCCGCCGGGCCCGGTAAACCGCGCACCAGGTCGCGCATTTCGCGGACCAGCCCACGTCGTCGACGGCGAAAAGGTCAACGATTTCAACGCGAAAGCCGGTCGACCATGCCTCGATGACGCGCGGTCGACGAAGTGAAACGCCGATTTCATCAATGATTCCAGGGGGATGGGACCGGGCGCAACCCAAGGTGGGGGGGTCCGCAACCAAAATGAAACCTCGGCGGTCCGACCGGCGGCCCCTCAAGTTCAACTTTCCGCGCGATAGAAATTGGGGTCCGGAGATGCCCCTGGCCACGGCCCAAACCGGCAATTTTGCACATTTGGCCGTTTTCCGCGAAAATCCCGCCGATTCAGCAAATTGGGGCCGAAAATGCCGCGAGGCCAGAAACCGAAGCCCGCCGCCGTCAAGATCGCCGAGGGCAATCGCCGCAAGGTCGGCGCCGCGCGCCTGAAGCCGGATATCGTCGGAAAGGGCCTGCCGCAGCCGCCGGCGCACCTGAAACCGGAGGAGCGCCGGTTATGGCTGGAGGTGCTGCGGTCGCTGCCGAAGGGCGTGCTGTCGCGGGCGGACGTGGCGGTGTTGGAGCGGTTCGTGGTGGCGTGGAATCGCTTCCGCCAGTGCGACAAACGCATCAAGGACGAGGGGCTGACCATCTCGACGCCGCAGGGGCAGATCAAGCATCCGCTGATGGCATCGATCATCGCGCTCGGTAAGGAGATGCACATGAGCGGCAGTGACCTCGGTCTCAGTCCGGTCGCACGCGCCAGGCTGTCGCAGGCAACCGACACCGACCAGGATCCGATGGGCTGGCTGATGGGCGACAACGACGACGTCAGGTGATGGATACCGCCCGCACAGGCCATCCCGAGGTGCCGCCGGACATCGCCAAGCGCATGAAAGCGCTCGACGTGCCGCGCGAGGACTGGCATCTGCCGTCAGGCCGCGTCATCGCGTTCGCGCATTCGCTGGTCGTGCCTGCGGGCATCTTCGTCAATAAACCGCTCAGACTTCGCCCGTTCCAGATCGACTTCATCCGCGACGTCTACAATCCGAGGCTTGCCGATGGCAGGCGCAAGCGCAGGCAGGCGGTGCTGTCGATCGGGCGCCGCGGCGGCAAGACGCTGCTCGCGGCGGTCATCGTGCTGGTGCATCTGGCCGGGCCGATGAAAAAGCCGAACTCGACGCTGGTGTCGGCCGCCACCACCAGGAAGCAGGCGGCGATCATCTTCCGGCTGGTCAAGACGATCATCCGCCGGAACCTGTCCCTGCAGCGGAAGCTCAAGCCGATTGAATCGACGAAGCGCATCGTCCACCGCTCGGACGACAGCACGTACACGGCGATCTCGGCCGATGCCGGCGGTGCCTTCGGCGAGGGGCTCGACCTCGCGGTCTACGACGAGATGGCGCAGACCAGGTCGAACGCCCTCTACGACGCGCTGATGACCTCGCTCGGCAGCCAGCCCGAACCACTGATGATGATCATCTCGACGCAGGCGCCGTCCGACGACCATCTGCTCTCCGAGCTCATCGACTACGGCGGCAAGATCCACCAGGGCATCATCGAGGACGAAACCTTCACGGTGCATCTCTATGCGGCCATGCCGAACTGCGGTCTGCTCGACGAGAAGGAATGGTACAAGGCCAACCCGTCGCTCGGCGACTACCGCGACCTCGACGAGTTCCGCGCCACCATGGTCCGCGCGACGAAACTGCCGTCGCTGTCGGCGACCGTGCGCAATCTCTATCTGAACCAAAGGGTGCAGGCGAAGGCCCCGTTCCTGACGCCGCAGGTGTGGTCGAGGGGCGACGAGGAGATCAACAAGCGGATCTTCTTCGACGGTCGCAAGGTCGGCGCCGGCCTCGATCTCTCCACCAGGACGGACCTGTCGGCGCTGGTGCTGTCGGCCGAGGACGACGACGGCATCATCCACCTGTGGCCGAGAATCTGGACGCCGGACGACACGCTCGACGCCAGGGCGATCCGCGATCGCGCGCCGTACCGCGTCTGGGCCGACCGCGACCTGATGACGCCGGTGCCTGGCGAGGCGCTCGACTACGATTTCCTCGCCCGCGACATCGGCGATCTCGCGAAGACCGTGCCGTTCTACCGCATCGCCTACGACCGCTGGCGGATCGACGTCTTGAAGCAGAGCTTCTCGCGCCTCGGGCTGGTCGTCCCACTGATGCCGCATGGCCAGGGCTTCCGCGACATGGCGCCGACGCTCGACCTGTTCGAGGAACTGGCGCTTGCAGGCCGGATCCGCCACGGCGGGCATCCCGTGCTACGCTGGGCGGTGTCGAACACCGTCGTCGTCTTCGACCCGGCTAACAACCGCAAGCCGACAAAATCGAAATCGACCGGCAGGATCGACCCGGCGGTCGCCGCGTTCATGGCGATCGCCGCGCTGAAGCTGGAGACCGAGAACGCCGTCGATGTCGCGGCAATGATAGGCTAGGATGCCATCGGCCTCGCCAGCTAGGGCAACCATCCAGCGTCTGTCGACATTGGCCATGGAATACCCCAATTGACTTCCATGGTCCGCTGGCGGGGCTTTCACTCCTTCAGACCGGGACAGTTGTCGCCTTGCGCGCGCATGCTGTCGGTGATGATCCGCATGTTGATGACGCTTGCGACGCTCGGCATGTGCTTGACGCAGATCCAGCCGTCGCTGTCACTGGCGATATAGCGACAGGTGTTCTTGCCATAGCCGGGACGACAGAACTCGGCGACGTGATCTGCATCGGGACGATTGCCCATCAGTGCTCCTCGACGACGACATCGACCTTGAACAGCCGCTCCATGTCGGCGAGCGTGTGGGTCTTCTCCGGATCGACGCTCGACGTCATTTCATGCCATTCGTGGTCCGCCGCGACGGCCGGTGGAAACAGCACCAGCGCTTCCTTCTCGCCGTTACGGATCAGTGCGCCCATGCCATGCGTTTTACCCTGGCGGGCGACATAGGCATAGAACTGGCGATCCTTGCGCCAGGCGTCGGGCCGCGCCGGATCGACCCAGACCTGCAGCACCGGAATGTGGATCGTCTCGCCGGTCTCCTGCCGCAGTGTCACGTAGTCGGGCATCAGGTCGATGACGTAGGCCGACCGGTCTGGTCGTGAAAGATCGTCGGTGTCGTCTCTCAGCAGCCAGCGACAGTTCCAGTGACGGCAGGACGGCGGCCGGTTCGCGTAGATCGAACAGCCGACGCCGCGCTTCTGGTAGGTGCAGCGGGTGTTTCCCGGCTTGTTGAGCTCACGGACCGGCATGACCTTGCAGCACAATTGGCAGTCGCCGCATTGCCTCTTCATGCCGGATCCTCTTCGCGTGTCCAGTCGTGGCAGCGGACGCAATAGCCCTCTTCGATGTCCTTCGGGTGGTAACTGACGGCGCCGCAGCGCGGGCATCGGAAACTCGGGATCTTGCTCATAACCAACTTTCGATGATGTGAGGTGGATCGGTGGGCGCGCGGCCCATGCGATAAAGCCCGCGCAGTTCCATCTCGCGGCGCAGGACCGCGAGACTGCGCTTGCAGATGATATCGACGGTCGGCAATGCCTCGCCAGCGCCGATGGCAAACCGCCGCGCGACATAGTGCATCGGGTAGTCGCGCGGATAGCGATAGATCGTCCAGACAGAGAGGCTGCGGTCGTCGTTCATGACGGATGCTTCTCCAAGACCTTGCGGATGGCCTCGTAATTCAATTGCTCGGCGCGGACGATATCCATGACGATCCGCGCGTGACCGGTCTTCGCCTCGTCCCATGTCGCGTAGCGATAGCAGTCGAGCGACTCGCGGGTCTCGCGCATCTCGCCGAATATCTCATGCAGATGCGGCTCCTTCTCGAACACCATGGTCTCGAACAGGATCGGTCGGTCGCTGTGCCAGCCGTGGTCCACGCCGAGGAAGACGGTCGAGATCCAGCAGACCTCAGTGAAGGTCTCGGCGACGCGGCGTTTGTCGATGTCGTCGAACCAGACGGCCCAGTCAAGGCAATCGACAGGCACCGGCTGGTGGTTCTCATCGAGGATGTAACAGTCGCCCATCGCGGCTTCCTTTATTACCACCCCGGTAAGATATCGATATTCGCGTGGATTGCCAGCAACTTAAAAACAAAAATACACATTTGTGCTTTTGCGCTTGACAACGTATAAGTATCTTATATGTTTGGGCCATCGAAACAACGAGACCTGGACGCGACAAATGACCGAAATCGTCAAGCCGATCATCAACATCAACGGCACCGCCAAGGAAGACCTGATCGACAGCCTGATCGCCGCCTCTGCTGGTGTGCAGAAGGCATCGGATGCCATGCGCTCCTGCATGCCGAACGGTCGCGACTACCAGTCCTACGGTCAGCACAGCACGTTGCTCTGCGATCTCGCCCGTGACCGCCACACCGCCGAAATGCGCAAGTTGCAGGAAATCGGCGCGTACCTTCAGCAGATGGTCGTCGCCATCGTCGGTCAGGAGTGATCGGCATGCGCAAGACGCTCACCAAGGTTCACACCTACAAAAACACCGAGTTCGTGACTTGGTGGAAAATGTTCAACGATGCCTGCGAAGAGCGCGGCGTCCCGAAGGAAGACTACGACCGTTTCGACATCGCGAGCGGTTGCTACGAAGTCGGCGAGACGCCTGAGACTGCAGCCGACTACCTCAAAAACAGCTAACCAAGGAAAAGAAAATGCTCAACTTCCACGATAAGAAGGCAGCCAACAAGTTTCAGGATGCCATCGTCAAGGCGCTGGAGACCATCGCCAAGGAACACGGCATGACCGTGCGCGGTGCTGGCGGCACCATCAAGTCCGAGATCAAGGCGGACCTGAAGTTCGAATTCACCGTGGACGACGCTGACGCCAAGGGCGCTGTCGAAAAGCGCGACTTCGAACAGTACTGCAAACTCTACAATCTTGAGCCGTCCGACTACGGCGCGAAGTTCAACGCCAACGGCAAGCAGTACACGCTGATCGGCTTCAATCTCAGCCGCCCGAAGTTCTGCATCCGCGTCCGCGATGCCGAAGGCAAGGAAACATTCTTCGGCGAAGCCGTCGTCCCCTACATCGTCAAGCAGAGGGCGGGCGCATGACCACCTACAATTTTCGCTATGTCTACAAGCGCAAGCGTAAGGATCGCGACCTCACTCAGGCGTTCGATACCGAAGAGCAAGCGAAAGCGGCGGCAGTCGCACTTGTCGAATTCCACGGGGCGGATGGCAGGATGGTCCTGTCCATCTCCCCATGGAGCAAAAGCAACGAAGGCAAACTGCTGCTGTCGAACGGACAGCAGCGCGCGACCTACGAAAACGGAGAATGGAAGTGACCGAGAAGCCTTACCGCGACCAGTTGCAGGGCATGCTGCAACCAACCAGTCCCTCGCTGACCTTCGACTATACCGCTCTGGCGGCGCTCTGGAGCAGTGCCGTCGAACACTGGGCACTGGGTGTCCGCACGCTCTACGAGGACGAGACCGGCCAAGGCTTCTGGTTGGTCGGCGACGACGGCGTCTACCTGATGCACAACGGCTATCGCGCCGACGACGAACTGCCGATGGTCGTCTACGCCACCGAGTGCAATCCCAAGACCATGCCCTTCGATGACTGGTGGACCGCCAAGCGCGAGACCTTCGGCGGTGACGACGGCGTCGAGTTCATCGAAGCCGAGATCGTCAGGCAAGCCATCAGGATGAAGGCGTCGCTACAGGTCGTGTTCGACGGCGATTCGATGGGCGTCAACTACCTCGTCCAACCGCAGCAATGAACTAGGAAATACGAAATGGAACTCACCCTCATCACATGGCTCGTCTGTGGCATCACGACCGCCATCATTGCCGGTTCGAAGGGCCGCAACGCCTTCGCGTGGCTCTTCATCGGCTTCCTCGGCGGTCTCTTCGCGCTCATCGCCGTCTGCGCCATGCCAGCAATCGGGAAAGGCCAGTCATGAGAGCCGCCATCATCTTACTGGCCATGCTGCCACTGGCGGGCTGCATGACCGCAAAGGCCGAGTATGCCTCGCCGAGCGGTGGCAAGGTCAATCAGGCGACGCTCAAGGTCGCCGCCAGCCGCTGCAACGAGCGCTACAGCCATCTCGCCGCGTCCGAGGACTATCTCTACGGCCCGTATGGCGACTACGACGCTCTGGTCGACGATGCCAAAGCCTGTATGTTGCGGCAGGGCGTGCGCGTCACCGGCTTCCGGCAGAAGGACGGTCGGCTGACGGCTTATCCCAACCAGCCGAAGTGGACCGAATATTGAAAGGGTAAACCATGGATGCCGACGCCTTCGACACATGGCTCCGCGCCATGAAGCAGTTCGGCAGGGCGCGCTCGGACGCCGAATGCGGACGACTGCTCGGGCTGTCGAAGACCAGCATCCTGACCATGAAGAAAAACGGCTGCGACCGTCGCACAGCGCTTGCCTGTTCGGCGCTGCTCATCGGCCTCGAACCGTTCAGTGGAGAACCGCATGAAGAACCATCTCACCCGCATTGACGCCGTCTGGATGGCGATCTCGGTCGATCCGGACGACGAGACGGAAGGCGTCTGCGCCTTCCTGCTCAACGGGGCATGGACGCCGCTCATCGCCGCCGACGAGGCGCGGCTGCCGTTCGTCCGGCAGAAGGCGGCGCAGATCGCCGAAGAGACCGGCATGCTGGTGAAACTGATCAGGCTTTCGACCCGCGAGGAGGTCGAGAGTTTCGACGGACGAAACGGAGGGATCGCACAGACACACTAAAGCGCATAGTCACGGAAACACAGAACAACAAAATCGCAAACCGCATGAAAGCACAAATATGAAAATGCTCATCATCATCGCCGCAGCAGCCGTGGGATCCGCGTCGGTCGCCTACGCCGGTGGCCACTACGTCAACGGCTACGTCACCAAGAACGGCACCTACGTCGCGCCGCACTACCAGTCGAATCCCGACGCCTACCAGTCGAACAATTATTCGACGCGTGGCAACGTCAATCCATATAGCGGCGAGGTCGGGACGCGGAACACCTACGGCTACAACAACGGCTACTCGAACAACAATGGACTCGAGCCGTTGCCCGATTACGGCAACTGACGGGCACCAGCGCTGGCGACATGGGAAAGGGCGGGCCGATGGCTCGCCCTTTTTGCTGTGCTTACCGCGCCAAGCGTGATTTCAGTTGCCGCAACGGGCGGATCAGCCGCCACGATATCGACCGCTTGAGCGCGGCCATCAGCCGGTCGTCCGCCAGTCTGTCGGTCGCGGCAGGGACGATTTCATGCAGTTCCCGCGCGGTGGCGCGATGCAGGTCGAGATCCGCCATGGTGTCCACCGGCGCGTTCTTCGCTAGCGTCACGTAGAACTCGAACCGGTAGAGGTTGCTGTCGTCGTTGGTGACCAGCGCCGACTGGCCGGACTTGATGAAGCCGAGTGACCGCAGCGTTTTGACGAACAGCCGGAAATGCGACGGCGTGAAGCGCCAGGCGTGGACGTCGATATAATCCGGGCTGGTCTTGGCGTGGTCGTAGAGGCCCTTCGCACCGGCGGCTTCGTGGGCGAGTTCCATGTCGTCGAGCGTGGTATCGGCCCAGATCGTCGTGCCACCCTTCTTCACGAACGAATTGAGGAAATCGAAGACCGTTCCTGGTGAATGCCGCGTCCGCTTTTCATCGAACGCGGTCAGCGCCTCGCCGACGGTCGACAGAGGGCGCAGCGCGTCGAAGCAGAAGCGCTTGTCCGGCACGACCAGCAGCAGTTTGCCATCCGGCTTGAGCAGGGTTTCGCAATCCTGGAGGAAGCGAATGATGTCGGTGACGTGTTCGATCATGTGAGAGGCGACGATGTAGTCGTATTTCTCGGGCTGGCCTATGAGGTCGAGAAGGCTGCGGCCGTCCGAGACGTAATCGACCTCCTCGATCTGCGAGGCATTGTCCTTGTACTTCTCGCGCAGCGCCGCCGCGTCGGCGTGATCGACGGTCTCGACGTTGTATCCAGCCGATTTCGGCAGCAGTGGGCTGTAGCTCGGGCCGATCTCCAGTCCGAAGCCGGATGAATCGAATAGCGACAGAAGTGTCTTGGTGCGGTCCATGCATGCTCTCTTTCAAATGCAAATGGCCGTCCATCAGCGTCAGCAAATGAAACGGCCATCATGTTGTGATCGTGTTGTAAATCTCGCCAAACGGAAGACACTCCAGCGTCAGGTGCCGTTCGTCGCACTTTCCTTTGCGGGCCTCGGATAGGTGCCGCGCGCCATCACCGATGGTTTGATGACCGGCGTCTTCGCCTTTTCGCGCTTCAGGTCGGCTGGCAGTTCCCATGGGCCGAGACCGGCGGCGATCGCGGCGCAGACCAGTGGGATGTACGGCGGGATCTTCGCGGTGCCTTCCTCATAGTTGCGCAGGCTGTTGAGGCCGATACCCATCGCCTTCGATGCGGCGCGGCGGTCGAGGTTGTAATGCATCTCGCGCCATTTGATGAGGTCGAAGGCGTCCATAATTGTCTCCAGGTTAGTCGTCGACCTCTATAGCCGGAATCGTCGCGGACCGGAAGAGCAAAAGTACAAAAATGGATATTTGGTGCATCGTTGTTTTTCTGCGATAATTACCGCCATGGCAACCAGCGCAGTCGAACAGTTCGCGGCATGGATCGCCGGTCTCGAAAGTGAAGGTCTATCGCGAACCGAGATCGCCGAGCGGGCAGGCGTTTCGCGCAATACCGTCTGGCGGCTGGCGACCGGATCCGCGACCATGCCGTCGCATTCCACCGTTTCCCGCATAGAAAAAATTTATACGTCTGTTCGACACCTCGAACAGAAATCGAGGTAAATGGCTTGGTCACCCGATTTTTAAGGGTTGACCGCCATGGATGGATTCTCACACAAGCGCAGCCACGACGATATCGTCTTCAAGACCGGCATCCGGGTAAAGGAATCGACCGGCGAGGACGGCAGCATCGAATTCGTCATGTCGGACGAATCCCGCGATGCATCCGGCGACGTCATCGCCATCGACGGCTGGAACCTCGATCGCTTCAAGACCAATCCCGTCGCCCTCTACGGCCATAGTTCGTCGGCGCTGCCGATCGGCAAATGGGAAAACGTCCGCATCGTCGGCAAGCAGTTGCATGGTCGGCTGCGTCTCGCTGAGGAAGGCACGACGCCGACCGTCGATGGCGTCCGCCGCCTGTTTCGCCAGGGCATGCTCAATGCCTGCTCGGTCGGCTTCATCCCGATCGACTACGAGTGGATGGACGCCAAGGATCCGTGGGCTGGCACGCGCTACAAGCAGCAGGAACTGCTCGAATGCTCGGTCGTCGCGGTTCCCGCGAACGCCAACGCCGTCGCCATCCGGCGTGCTCTCAAAGATTTCCCGGTCGAGGTCCAGTCGGCCCTGCTCGCCGCGTCAGGCGTGAAGCAGCCGACCACCAAGTCCGTTTCCACCGGCAAGTCCGCCACGACATCACCCCGCAAGAAAGAGGGGAAAGCCATGTCGCTCTCCGAACGCATCCAGGCCCTTCAGGAAGAACTGATCGGGCTGCAGGACGTGCAGGCCCCACTGCACAAAAAACTCACCGAGGACGAGGAGCTTACCGAAGAGGAAGCCACGCAGTTCGACGAAACGTCGGCCGAAATCGCCGCGCTCAACGTCAAGATCGGCCGGCTGCGCGAGACCGAAAAGTCGCTCGGCATCAAGGCGCAGGCAAGCACGACGCAGCAGACGACACTGCCGAATCCCGGCGTCGTCACCGAGCGCCGGCTGCCGAAGAAGAACGAAAAGCCGATGGACCTGTTCGTCAAGATGGGCGTCATCGCCTTCCTTGCGCATGTCCAGCACAAGACCACCGAGCAGGTTCGCCTCGAACGCTACCCGGAACGCGCCGACATCGAAGCCGTCCTGAAGGCGGTGACCAATCCGGCACAGACGACCGTCGCCACCTGGGCGGCCGAACTGGTCGAAACCGCCAACGCCGACTGGCTGGAAACATTGCAGCCGATGTCGGTCTACGCGCAACTGACCGCGCTCGGCACGCGCTTCACCTTCGACCGCTACGGCCAGATCAAGGTACCGCGCCGCAACCGGCCGATCCGGGCGCCTGGCGACCTCAGAGGCTCGTTCATCGGTGAAGGCCAGCCGATCCCGGTCCGCCGTGGCTCGTTCGGGTCGATCACGCTCATCCCGCACAAGTTCGGTGTGATCTCGACCTTCACTCGCGAAATGGCGATGCACTCGACGCCCGCCATCGAAGGCCTGATCCGCGAAGGAATCCTCGAGGATTCGGCGATCGCGCTCGACGAGGTGCTGCTTGACGCAGTCGCGGCCGATGCCATCCGTCCCGCAGGCCTGCTCTACGGCGTGACCGCCGTGCCGGGTGCTGCCGGTGGTGGCCCTGACGCGATGGCCGACGACTTCGGTGCGCTGATGCAGCCGTTCATCGCCGCCAACGCGGCCGACCGGCTGGTCCTGCTCATCAACCCGGTCAACACCTTCAAACTGATGTGGGCGACCACGCCGCTCGGCGTCTATCCCTTCAGAGACCAGGTGTCGCGCGGCAATCTCGCTGGCGTGCCGTTGATCCAGTCGACCAACGTCGGGGCCAAAGACCTCATCATGCTGCGCGCGGCCGACTTCACGTCGTCCTCGAACGATACGCCGGAATTCGATGTTTCCGACGTCGCGACACTGCATGAGGACGACGGCGGCTATCCGACCGACAATGCTCTGCGTCCCGGCACAACGACCGTCCTCCCGATCGTCGACGGCGCAGGCGTCGCCGCAAAGCCTGTCCGCAGCCTGTGGCAGACGGCTTCGATCGGCGTCCGCATGTTGCAGGACGTCGATTGGGCGATGCGTCGCGAGAACGTCGTGGCATGGGTGAATAACATCACCTGGTAGCAGGGCAAGGCGGCGCTGGACGCCGTTTACTGCTAGCCACCTCTGGCGGACGGCCTTTCCCCGTCCGCCATTGAACAGGAGGACCGAATGAAACTCGTGCTGTTTCTCCAGGGCCGCTATGCCGGTCGCATCCTGACGGTCCGCGACGAGACGGTCGCGGTCGGCGAGGCCGATGGCTGGCTGCGCGATCTCACGCCGCTCTCGACGCCCTACGACATGGAAGGCGTCATCACCGATCCGTTCGCGCCGGAACCGCAGTCGCTCATCGACTGGTACAACGCCATCGATCCACCCAACCCCGACACCGCGCCGGTGCTGACCTCGCTCAATCCGGCGACGGCCGAAGTCGGTGGCGCCGATGTGACGCTGCACTGCATCGGCACGGGATTCTCGGAGTTCTCGGTCATCATCTTCAACGGAGGGCCGGAAACGACCACCTTCGTATCGGCGACCGAGGTCACGACGACCGTCGAGCCATCGACCGCGTCGGGAGCCGTCACCGTGCCGGTCGCGGTCCGCAACGGCTACTCCGTCAGCAATTCGCTCGACTTCACCTTCACCGAACCAGCGGCGCCACCGGAGGAATGAGCCATGGGCCAGACCGTCATATGGGTGCACAAGGGGCCGCAGGCCGGCAAGATCCTGCAAGTCAGCGACGAGGAAGCGGCGCAGGCCGAGAAAGAGGGCTGGGGCCAGATCACCCGAGGCAGGCATCCGTTCAAGTTCGCGAAGAAGACACCGGGGCCACACAAGGAAGCCGAGGCGTTCCTCGCCAGGCGCGGCCAGTACCAGACGACCGAGATGAAGCCAGCCGGTGAAGATGCCGAGGCGAAACCCGTCAGCCGCCGCTCTGCCAAGACCAAGTGAGGTCCGGCCATGCCAGCGGTTCCCGCAACATCGCCGAGTGTCTGGAGCCGGTTGAAGGCCGGACTGATGGGCATCGGGCCGTGGTCGTCGCGACCTGGTCCGCCGACAGCCGGACCCGCAGCCTTCACGGACGAGGGCTGGATCCCGTTCTCATGGCCGATGAACTTCAGCCAGTTGGGCTGGGATCCGATCCCCGGCGGCTGGAACGCCGTGGTCTACGCCTGCATCATGCTCTATGCCCGCACGATCGCGCAGCTTCCCGGCCAACATCTCAAGGTGATGCCCGACAACGGCACGCAGGAGATCACCAACTCGGCGCTTTCGCGGATCCTGCAGCGGCCGAACGACTACCAGACGCGCTCCGACTTTATGCTCAACATGGTGATATCGCTGCTCGCCGAGGGCAACGCCTATGCGCTGGCGCTGCGCAACGACCGTTACGAGGTCACCGACCTCTACCAGTTGCCGTCGCGATCCTGCCGGGCGCTCTATGCCGACACCGGCGAGGTGTTCTATTCGATCGGCGGCAATCCGATCCTCGACTACCGCATGGATCCGGACTTCGAAAACGGCAAACGCTTCGTCATCCCGCAGCGCGACATCCTGCATTTCTGCGGTCCGGCCAAGGCATCGGATCCGCTCAACGGCGAAAGCCCGCTTGTCGCCGGTGTGCTGCCGATCGCCATGTCGTCGGGTGCCGGCGGACATTTCTCCAGGTTCTACGCCAACATGTCGCGCCCGAGCGGCGTGCTCTCCACCGACGTGACGCTGACCACCGACCAGGTCGTCGAACTGAGGAAGCGCTGGGAAGAGCATTCGAGGGGCGCCGGATTCGGCGGCGTGCCGATCCTGACGGCGGGGCTGAAGTGGGAAGCGATGTCGATGTCGGCCGCCGACATGCAGATCGCCGAGTCGATGAAACTGTCGAAACAGGACATCGCGATGATCTTCGGCGTGCCGCTGGCGCTGATCAACGACATGACCGGTGCCACCTGGAACAACACCGAAAACCTCATCCTGATGTGGCTGCGCGAAGGCCTCGGCTTCTACGTCGACAACATCGAACTGTCGTTCGACAAACTGTTCGGCATCGAGCGATCGACCGAATACACCTATCTCGACATCGACGCGGCGCTGCTCAGACCGGACTTCAAGACCAGAATCGAAGGCCTGAAGAACGGCGTGCTCGGCGGCATCTACTCGCCGAACGAGGCGCGCAAGATCGAGGGTCTGGCGACCGCCGAGGAAGGTGACGAACCGAGACTGCAGGCGCAGCAGGTGCCGCTCTCGGCATGGGACAAGCAACCGGCGCAACCGGCTCCATCCGCCCCGTCCGCCGACGCGACGCCGACGCCACCGGCAGATAACCAGCCGGCGCCAGGTGCCGACAAGGCCGTCGAGGACGAGGAGCCGGATGCGGTCATGCTCTTCAAGACAGGTGAGCGTCATGACGTTAGTCGAGCAATTTAGTCGCCTTGCCGAATACACCGGCCAGCGCTTCGGCGAGGAAAAGCGCCGCCTCATCGATCTGGTGACCGATCGGCTCGCCGAGGAACGCAAGCGCATCGGCGATTTCATCGACGGTGCCCGCGCCGAGCTCACCGCGCTGAAGGCGACCGTACTGCTCGACATCGAAAAGGCGCTGTCGCAGGTCCGCGAGCGGGCGGCATCCGTCAAGGACGGCAACGACGGCAAGGACGGCGAGCCAGGTCCAGCCGGGAAAAACGGCAGGGACGGGATCGACGGCAAGAACGGGACGAACGGATGCGACGGCAAGGATGGAGCGCCAGGCAAGGATGGCATCGACGGCAAGGACGGTTTGTCGATAAGGGGCGAGGCGGGCGAAAGCGGACCGGCTGGCAAGGATGGCCGCGATGGCATCGACGGCAAGGACGGGCTGCCCGGCAAGGATGGCAAGGACGGCGCTCCCGGCAAGACCGGCCCCGCAGGCAAGGACGGCACCAACGGCTACGACGGCGTCTCCATCGAATTCATGGACCTGTGGAAATCGACGACGGTTTACCGGCGCGGCAACCTGGTTGTCAAAGACGGCTCGCTGTGGATCGCAAGGCGCGATTCGGTTGACGAACCGCCCGACAAGATGGCGCGTGACGACAAGAATCGTCCGTGGGCTTTGAGCGCTCAGCGTGGTGCCCGCGGCGAGGCGGGCAGCAATGGCGCAAATGGCAAGGACGGACGCGATGGCCGCGACGGTGCGGATGCCCCGCGGCTGATCGACATCCGGCTCGAACGCCATGAACTGATAGCGGTCGATGATCAGGGGACAGTTCTTCGGTCCGACGTCACGCCGTTGCTGCTCGCCATCCGTGACGAGGTGCTGAAGATGCTGCCGGAGAACTGAGATGAGCATCGAGATCGACACGGTCGACAGGACGACGCTGCCAGCCGAAATGCTGCCGCTCGCCAAGGAACAGATGCGCGTCGCTTCGGACAAAATGGACGACTACATCACCGGCCTCATCGCCCGCACCATCGACGTGTTCGAACGGCAGAGCGGTCTGTCGATCTTTCAGGCGACATTGATGTGGTCGCCCGACAGTTTCGACACCGTCAACGACGACGGCGTCCTGGTGCCGGTCCAGCCGATCATCGAATGGACGGCGGCCACCGATAGCGGCGACGTCACCGACCAGTTCAAGATCGTCGGCAACAAGACCGGCCGCGCCACCGGCCTCTACCTGCAGCGGGTGGACCAGTCGCTGCCACCGTCCTTCGACCCAGTCCCGGTGACGCTGGCGATGACGGTCGGCTGCGAGGCGATGGACGATATCCCGCTCGGGGCGCTGCAGGCGATCCTCGACCGCGTCGCCACGCTGTTCACCTGGCGCGAGGATCTCGCCGAGGGCAACGTCATCGACGTGCCGCAGAGCGACCAGACGTGGTTCGTCGGCAACTGGGTTCCGAGAGTATAGGGAGATGCGCGATGCCACTGAAAAAGGGAAGGTCGAGGAAGGCGATCTCCGCAAACATCCGCACGGAAATGAAGCACGGCCGACCGCAGAAGCAGGCGATCGCCATCGCCATGCGCGTGGCAGGCAAGCGCATGAAGTCACCGAAGAGCCACAGGTAGCGCTTGCGCCGGTCGTTGCCATCCGCGAATCCTCGGTGACGACGCTCGGCCGTCTCGGTGTTCTCAACGGCGACCAGATCGCCGCAGCCTTCCGCTTTCGCAACGCCTTCGAAATCGTCGTCGATGCCAAGCGCGCCTCGCTCGGCTTTCAGGAATGGCAGGATCCGGGCAAGCCGTCGCAGACTTTGCTCGAGCGCCGCTCGAGGGCGACGGACGATCTCCGGAAGGCCCGCGCTTTGCTCGGCGCGCACGGTTATTCGCTGGTCGGCCGGATCTGCGGCGAGGGCTACTGCATCGCCGACCTGTTCCAGACCAGGCGCGAACGCGACACCCATATCGACATGCTGAAGATCCATCTCGCCTCATTGGCGTCTTTGTGGAAATGAGCCTTTGCGCAAATGTGCCGAAGCGCACTTGCGGTTCCGCAGTCATCGGCGCATCCTGTGGCCAGATCGAACATGCCGCTCGATCCTTTCTGTTTGTTTCGTGATGTGGGAATTTTCGGCGCTACGGGGATGATGACAACTCCCGACCGTAGCGCCGTTTTCTTGCGTTCATGGCCAGGCAACATCACGTCTCCGGACAGCGTTACGACCGCGTCGCCTTCGAGCAGCGCGACCCCGTCGATGACGGTTACGGCAACACCGTGTCCGGCGACTTCGTCTCCAAGTTCGAGGTCTACGCGCAGATCTCCTTCCTGAAGGGCGGCGAAGCCGTCATGGCCTCGCGGCTGCAGAGCCGCAAGAACTCCATCATCAGCGTGCTTGCCGACGACGGCCCGATGGCGACCGTCAATGCCGACTGGCGCATCCGCCACGTCGAGGACGGCACGCTGTTCAACATCCGCGACATCACCCGCACGCCGAACCGCGCCTACTACGAGATCCTGTGCGAGTCCGGCGTCAATCCTGGATAGGAGGATTCGCAATGCCATGGCTGGTGTTTACGCGCAATTGGTCCTTCAAGCCGACGCCGATGTCGACCATCGACTACAAGGCCGGACACGTCTGCAACGTCACCCGCGCCTGTGCCGCGCAGGCGCTTGCCAAGGGCGTCGCCAGGGAGCGCGACGTTGCCAAACCGGCGACCAAGTCCAAGGCCAAGGGAGGCGACGATGCCGGTTAAGGCGATGTTCATCGGCCGCGACGAGGTGATGCGGACCTATGCGCTGGTGGCTCCGAACGCCATCGTGGCGCTGGCCGGCACGCAGATGAAAATCGCGCAGGAGCTCGCCGAGCGGATCAGGGCGAGGGCACCGGTCGATCGGCGTGGCGGCGGCGGTCGCTATCGCCAGTCCATCCATGCGGCGCGCCTTTCCGAGTCGCGGGCTGCCGGTTCCAAGCCGCTCGGCCGCACGCAGCAGACGAAGGATCCGAACGCGACGGCCGTATTCGGCTCCTTTATCTGGCGGTTCATCGAGTTCGGCACGTCGCCGCACATCATCAAGGCGAAGAAGTCCCCGGTGCTGGCATTCGAAGGCCAGGACGGCACCAAGATGTTCGCCACCCAGGTCAACCATCCCGGCTCGAACCGCCAGCCGCACATCTTCCCGACCTACCGCGCGCAGCAGAAGACCATCAAGCGCCGCCTGTCACGGACGATGCGCAACGCGGTCAAGAAGGCGATTGAGCAGCAGCAGGCGAACGAGGGGGATGGCGCATGAGCATGTCGCCCGACCTCGAACTGCAGGGTGCCATCGTCGCCAGGCTGAAGGCCGACACCGGCATCATCGCGCTGGTCGACGATCGCGTCTACGAGACGATCCCGATCGACACGCCCTTTCCCTATGTCAGCTACGCCGGATCGTCCGAGACCGAGGACGACGCCGACTGCATCCTCGGCAGCGCCATCTCGGTACAGATCGACGCATGGTCGCGCACCGTGGGCTTTCCCGAGTGCAAGCGTGTCTGTGACGCGGTGCGCAACGCGCTACACGACATCGACCTGGAGCTCTCCATCAACGCGCTGGTGATGATCGAACACCGGCAGATCCGCATCTTCCGTGATCCCGACGGCCTCACCAATCACGGCGTCATCGAGTTCGAGGCCTTCATCGAACGTCAGCCCTGAAGGAGGGGAATACCATGGCGCAACCGACAACCGCAAAATTTGGCAAGTTCCGCGTGCTGCTCGGGCTTTCGTCAGGATCGCCGCCTGCGGCGGTCAGCGTCGTCTCGCTGTCGAACACCAATCCGGCCACCGTCGAGGTCGCTCCCGCCGACATCGGCAATTTCGTCGATAACCAGACCGTCGTGATCGCGGGCGCCACCGGCACCGGCATGACGGCGGCCAACGGTTCGCACCGCATCAGTTCGGTCGGATCGCCTGCGAACACCTTCACGCTCACCGGCGTCAACACCTCGGGCGGTTCGGCACCGCAGACATCAGGTGTCACCGCGCAGGCACCGGCGCCACTGGTCTACACCGCGCCGTGCGGCTTCACATCGAAGTCCTTCACGCTCACCAAGAACCTGCAGGAAATCAACATCCCCGACTGCGACGATCCGGATGCCGTCGCGTGGGTCGGCCGCGATGCGCAGAACCTGTCGGCGGTGATCACCGGCGAAGGCGTTGCGGCTGCCGAGGCGGTGCCCGACTGGAACGACGCGTGGATGTCGACCGACAGCGTCCCGGCGAAGGTCGAGATCGAGTTCGCCACCGGCACGCTCACCTACACCGGTCTGTTCCAGGTGGATTCGCTCGCCTTCAGTTCGCAGCAGGCGGCGCGCGTCACCATGAACGTCAACATGCAGTCGGACGGCGAGATCGTCGGCGAATGGGTTCCGGCATAGGTGACCCATGGACGACCTGAAATCCAACCGCGACGCCCGCGTCACGCAGAGGTTCGCCGGCGAGGCCCGCGACTTCCGGCTGGCGTGGGGCGAGCTCGCCCTGCTGCAGGAAGCGCGCGACTGCGGACCGTTCATCATCCATGCGCGGCTGCAAAGCAATGCCTGGCTGATCGAGGACATCTCGGAAACGATCCGCTGCGGTCTCATCGGCGGCGGCATGAAACCGTCCAAGGCCGACAAGCTCGTCGAGCTCTACGTCAAGACCAGACCGCCGATGGAAAACCTGGCGCTGGCCCAGGTCATCATCGCTGCGGCGCTGATCGGTGCGGTGGATGAAGTCCTGGGGGAAAATCTGGCAGCAAATCTGGCGGGGACGACGGCGACGACCGAATCGACGATCTCCCCAACGGCAAGTTCCGATTTGCTGCCGTCTACGGCTTAGGCGCGGCCATCGGTTTTACGTCGCGCGCGGTCGACCGGATGTCGATGTGGCAGTTCCGTGCCGCCGTCGAGGGCTGGCTGACCGCCAACAGGGCAAGCGAGGGCGGCTCGACGCTGTCCGAGAAAGAGAAAGACGAGATCTGGGACTGGATGCAGACGCGTCCGGCGGTCCCGGCAAGCCGATGGGTGCACTGACATGGCTGGTGGAGACGACACCCAGAACCTGATCCTCTCGATTTCCGCCGACACGCGGGCACTGGTCCGCGCCATGAAGGACGCCGGTGTCACCGTCGATCAGACGACCAAGGCGATGGTCGACGATTTCCCCAGGGTCGGGCAGGCGGCCGACAGGGCGGCGCAGCAGGTGCAGGCCTCGCTGGAGCGCTCCGGTCGGGCGACGCAGCAGGTGGTCCGCAACATCGGCTTTCAGTTGAACGACGTGACGCAGGGGCTGCTGTCCGGAACGTCGCCGTTCACCATCATGGCGCAGCAGACGTCGCAGATCAGCCAGGCGCTCGACGGGCTGGCGACGACCGGCACCTCGAAACTGCAGGCGCTCGGGCTGGCCCTGCGCGGCATGCTGTCGTGGCAGACGGCGATCACCGCCGCCGTCATCCTCGGCACCGGCTACGTCGTCAAGTATTTCGAGGCGTGGCTGAGCGGCGGGTCGCAGACCGACGAGGAGATGCAGAAGCATCTCGACGCGCTCAACACCATCAACGACAAGTACGGCTCGCTGGCACCGGCGGCGAAGGCGGTGATCGACCAGTTCATGCAGCAAAGAGAGGTCACCAAGTTAACGCAGGAGCTCGCCGACTCGATCGGGGCGATCAAGACCGACAGCCTCGACAAGCTGAACGCGGCCTATAGCAGACTCAACCAGGTGGCGGCCGCGGCGATGGATTCGCCGCTGTTCAAGGACGAGGCGCCGCAGTTCATCAATGGGGTCATCGACGACTGGGGCGCACTGATGACGGCGCTCAAGGCAGGCAAGCAGCCGGTCGACGAGATCAATGCCCTGATCCAGCGCCTCAACGACGCCAATCTCAAGGATCCGAACATCGGCTTTGACTCGCTGGCGAAGACGCTCTCCGACATCCTGCCACTGCTGCAGACCGCGGCGGATCGGACCAAGGCGATCACCGAACTGCAGAAGGCGCTTGGCCAGGCACCGGATACGGCGATCCAGAAGCAGAAAGAATACAACAAGGCGATGGAGGACATGGGCAGGATCGCCGATGGTCCGATGAGCCAGGTGACCAAGGTTCTCGAGGACCACGCCAAGGCGCTCGACAATGCCCAGACCGAAGCCGAGAAATACGCCGCCGATCTCAAGGCCATCAACGCCCTCGACCAGTTGTCGATCCAGGGCCTCGACCAGTTGTCGAGCAGCATCTCGTCGGCCGGATCCGACTTTTCGAAGATCGTCGGGCAACTGGAATCCGGCGGCAGGAATATCGGCCAGCATGGCGGTGGCACTTCCGCGAGTGGCATGTTCGGCTTCACCGACGAGACCTTCATCCGCGAGATGCGCAACGCCGACGAGCGGCTGCGATACGCGAGCGACGCGTCGATCCTTTCCTTCAAGGGCAGCATCGAGGCGCAGCAGAAGGCGTTCGAGCAACTGACGAAGGACAATTCCGCCGCCCTGGCGCGGGCTGGCGTCGCGCTCACCGACACCAACCGCTACCTGGCGCATTAT